AAAAAGTTTGCAGTAGATCCAATATCAAAAGCTTTCACGGTACATCAAACTATTGAAAAGAATCCCCTAGAACTAAAGAAAATCAGAGACGGTATAAAACGAGTAACAGGACCTTTTGAAGAAGGTCAGTTTACTATACCAATGATAGGCAAGACAGGGTTTGAATATACATTTACTGAGCAAACTAAGAACAATTTTATTATATCGCATGCTGAAGATATTTTTAAATCTGTTTTAGACAGAGCTGCTAGAACAGATATAAGATACACGCCTTACATGCGAAAAATATTACAAAATGACAATGCGGTAAAAAAATTAGAAGACGCTAAAGAATTAAAGAACGAAATAGTAAATCAAATCATAGTAAACAATTTGAACAACGAATTCAAAATGTTAAAAGAAACTAGAGATCAATTAACTCTTGTAAAATTGTTTGAAGATTTAAAGAAAAGAGAAACTGGAAACTCTTTTATAAAAAATGTAGTTGAGGTTAGTGAAAGAGCAGGAAAAAAATATATAGTAATAAACAGGGCAAACATTACCGAGTTTACTTCATACAAAGCTATAGAACAGTACAAAGAAGATTTTGGTTTACTATCTGAAACTGACCAAGACTTAATGTTTGAAATAGAAGCTTCTTTTAATCGTTATGGTTTTACGGGTGGCGCAGGTAAGGCTACATCTTTTGTGCCTTTCTTTAGTGAAGAGTATACAGCTAAAATAAACGATGAGATGTCAAGAATCATTGAAGATAATCAAAGCAGAAAGCCTGACTATTCTTCTAAAACGTTGTCACAAGAACTGTTTACCGCAATAAAAGATGTAAATGAAAGAGTAAAGGGTAAACAAAATTTGAATACAAAAGAACAGATAAAACAAGAAAGTAAATCAAACAACAACATAGCAATTCCAAAACTTAAAAAGGTAGTTAGGCCAGACGTGTCATACAACAATGATCATTTAGGGGGAGATGTAGAAACGCTAAGCTTTGACGAGTTTGTAAAAGATAAAGGAATTGATATAAACAAAATTGATAAAGATTCTGAAACTCTAAAAAACCTACAAGATCAATACACAGTGTATTTAAATCATTTAGATTTAATAAGAAAATTAGAAAAAGATTTTGTAAACAAACCTTTAAGCTCTTACACAATACAAGGATTGCAAGATTTACACCGAGATGTTAGTGGATTACATGCTGCTGCTAGCAAAAGAGTAAGATACGACATAGAAAAAGAAATAGGCGAAAAGGCATTTCAAGAACAAGCAAAATATTTAAGAGATGTCGGCGCAAGTAAAGGGTACACCTACAATATACCAGGTGTTGATGGTACACCACAGCAAGACCTTACTAACTTCCAGGCTTGGCTAGGCTCAAATAATATGACCTCTAACAGGCCTGAAATACAATATTTAATAAATGAGGCGCAAAAGCAATATAGAGGCTATATAAGATCATTCAAAAAACACAAACGTATATTAGAAGAAAAAAGAACTAGCCTGATAAGGTCTAAAAACAAAGGGCTAAGTATACTAGAAAGAATAAGTAGTACTTTTGACACGCAAGCTAGATACAGGTTTATATATGGAAACATTGCTTCTGTAGAAGACGGTAAGGTTAGACTGCTTAGTCCTGAAGAGATAGTAGCTAGAAACGTACAACTTACAAAAGAAGAGCAAGATTACTATAACACATACAAAGCATTAGGTGAAATATTACTATCGTCCCAAAATGACAAAACTACTATAAATGCTGACCAGTTGGGTAAACTTGAAAGTATTAGTAGAAGTGGTTTGTTTGGGCTATACAGCACATCTATAGACGCGCAAGACTATTATAGGGTAAGGGTAAGAGGTAAGGGTAAAGATGGTAAAGACACTATAAAAACTTTCTACGAATGGAAGTTTGATGTTTATAAAGGAAGAACAGCAAAGTTAACTCTAGATTCTGGTAGGCAAATATTTGAGCTTGACAAGTTAAGAAGAAAAGCAAAACAATTAAAAGCTAAAGGTGTTCATGAGGACGGTAAAAAAATAATGCTATCAGACATGGAGTACGATGCGCTTGTTAACGACGGGCAAATGATGAGAAGACTTATAGGGTCAGATAACATTACTAGTTTTGACGCTGAACTTATCAAAGAGTACGAAAGACGTAAAGGTATAAAAGCACAAAACATATCGTATGATATACACAATGCTATGTTAGAATTTATGCGCGGACATATATTCTATAATGGTGAAGGTAAATTTACAATAAACGACAATGGCGATGTAGTGCAAAATGAAAATCGTTTTACTGGTATGGCAGAACTTTCTGTATTGACTGATGCTATTATAGGTTTTAATAAAAATCTAGATAATAAAAATGCAGTGAAGTATTTAACTGGATGGTGGAAAGAAGGTTTCTTAGGAAGGCAACAACAAGAAAGCGCTGTTGGTAAAACAGGAGATAAGGTTATAGATGGCTTTGTGCGTCTTACATCATTAAGGCTGCTTGGTTTCAATTTGACTGTAGGTATAGGTAATTTACTAGCAGGTAAGTATCAAGAACTACGTAAACGTGGTGGCAAGCAATTTATATTAGGAGAATCTAGATATTGGAGAAACTTAAAAAACTCACAAAAAATATTAAGAGACAAAAGAGTAGTTGAATTTAGTTTTGATGAATTTGTGCATCTTAATAAACAAAAAGGATTAGCAGGAAAAATAGAACAATGGGCTTACGGTTTTATGGATTTGTCAGAAAATTATATACAAGGCGCTTCATTCCTAGGTATGTTAACTGAAGAAGAGTTTAACAATCCTGACTCTATAACCGAAGAACGAGTTATGTCAATAAACAATAAAATATCTACACTACATGGTGAAGGGTATACAGCTTTAGATGCTAGCTTACTATCTATGTATTCATACGGTAGAGCTTTGTTACAATTTAAAAAATGGTTTGTAACACTTTTCCAAGATAGATTTAAAGCAGAAGATATAGATAGATTTGGTGAAGTTCAAATCGGTAGCTATAGAGCCTCTTACGAATTTGCTTCTAATATATTTAAAAGGTACTTTGCAGGTGAAATAACTAAAAAAGAAATTATAGATATATTTAACAATTCTAGCGAGCAAAGAAAGAAAGAAATGCGAGCGTATGCATCTGGTTTAGGTTTAGGTGTTACCGTGCTGTCATTGATAGCTATACTAGAAGATGAAGACGAACCAGATACCGCAACAATAAAAACATTAAAAAAGTTTTCAAGTGATATATTTGTAATGATAGATGGAAGAAGATTTGTAAATTATACAATAGTTCCAGCTTCTTATGGTACGGCAAAGAATGTAACAAGAATGGTTGGCGAGGCTGTGTCTGGAGATAAAACACAAAGAAAGAGCGCGCTTGCAGACAAAAACACATCAAGAGCATTAAAAACTTTGCAGTTTGAAGTGCTGCCGTATGCTGAGACTAGAAAACAATTTCTAAGATTGAGAGAAGACTTACTAAATTAAATTCATTATATTTGTAAAAAAATAATACATGAACGTTAACGACTTATTTAAAGCATCATTTGGACAATTCGGATCTGTATATTTAACTGGTGACGGCGCTTTGTTAGATCTAGAAGGAGCATCTTCAAGTAGATACATTATAGCAATAACTTTTTTAGAGGATTGCAGTTTTGAAAAAATGCTTACCTTAGATAATCTAGTAGGCTCTATTACCACATCTACAGATCAAGATGATTTGGGTGGGGCTTTTGGTGGAACTACAAATGAATCAACAAGTACAAACATGGACACTATAACCTCATCAGTAACGTTTCCAAAAGGAGTTACTATTTATGGAAAGTGGGACCATGTAGAGTTGAATAGCGGGTCGTGTGTATGCTATTTAGCACCAGTAGGATATTAATAAAAAATAAAAATTATGAGTTTTAAAAACATTGATCACAATAAATACCGTTTAGGAGCTTTTGGTTCTACGTTATTATCAGGAACAGCTGGAATAGATTTAACAGGATCAAGCGCAAAAGTTTATGTTTGTGCTATTACAATATTAAATTCCGATGACGCTGACTCAACTTTTAGTGCTATGGAATCTTTAAATGGCGAGGTAGGTTGTATAAGTAGCGTAACTGCAGAAAATGATTTAGACGGGGCAAACGGAATAGGAGCTGGAGGTAATGGGGTTGATTTAACCGACAGTATACTTTTTGCCGCAGGAACTACTATTTATGGTAAATGGGATAAAGTAACTATGGCAAGTGGAGCATGTGTAGTTTATTTTGCACCAAAAGGCCATTAAAAATGGGCTTTATACAAAAACTAGCAAAAAGAAGTAATAGGGTTAAAGTAAAGCCAAAAGAAAATTATTCTAAAGATTGCGATTGTCGTTTTTATTACAATGTAAAAATACCAAAACTAACTTGGAAGTACGTTCTTAACAGAAAAAACTGGAAATAATGGCAGAATATCCTGGTAGATATTATGTAATATTAGAGTCTTCAGAGATAGACAGTGTAGACTTTAATTTGGTTTTTGAGGACAGTAAAGAAACTGTAAGATATAGTGTAGATAATAATTATTTTTTTGTAAAGTATGAGGGAGATACTCCTTCATTTTTAGATGGAAAACAAACTTACACTCATTACGAAATTAGAGAAAAAATGCAAGACGAAAATGATATTTGGTACAGACCTTTAACTGAAGAGTAATATGGCACTAGGAATAGGACTAAGCACAACAAAATATCAAGCGTTTCCTCCATACGAAATGACAGGTTCTGTGCAATATGACGGTAATGATGATTTTGCTGGCTTAGGCGTAAATGGTGATGTTCCAGCAGACGGTACAATCAAAATGCTTCACGGGGGATTGACGGTGGCTGCATGGTTTAAATTAGATGTATCTACCTCTTCAGGGGGTCCTTATAACGCTACAACCAATCATATGATAGTAAGTTGCGCAGCCAACGGTGGGTGGTTCTTACAATTTACAAATAAAAGAGTACAATTCGGTGTAAAACTTACAGACGGAGCTGGAAATTTTAGCGCTATAAATCCAACCACAGAATTTGCCATGGGAAGGGAGCCGACAAGCGCAACAGATTTCAAGAGATATTTATATAGAAGTGACGGATGGCATTTAGCTGTAGGCACTTGGGATGGAAATAGAATAAAACAAATATTTTTAGATGGTGGTAGATCTGTGGCTGGTGACAAAAACGGTACATCTTCTACAAATTTTGGCTCAGCTCCTGAAATTACAAGTACCTCAACAGGAACAGATAAGTCACACACTACAGCACCTTCACCCTCAGGTAATAATGCTTTAGGAGAAAATAAATGGTTTGTAAAATATGACGAAGTAAACCTTAACAGTCACCGAGTAGATGTGCTAATTGGAGCTTCACCTCGTTTCAACATAGGAACAGGGTTAACAACAAATATTGGCTCTGAATTTGAAGGCTTTGTAGGAGATGTAGCTATTTGGGACAAAGCATTAACAGATACCCAAATTAATACTATTTACAATAATCATCGTCCTATGGACATGTCAATCATAGAGTCAGCCAATTTAAGAGGTTATTGGAAAGCAAATGACGCGGCAGGAACAAGTATTGCTGCTACCGTAGGAAACAATGCAACTTTATCTAATGGACCAACAATTACTACAATTACACCAAGCCTAGACGTAACAGGGTTAGGAGGAAATTATTAAAAATGAAAAAAATTATATTTATAATATTGTCTGTATTAATTAGTTGCACTGCGCCAAAAAAATGTTGTGCGCAACAACTAACTATAGATTACATAAAAAATTACGACTTACAAAAACAACTAAAAAAACATTTAAAATTTTCTACTGTGTATGCTGCAGTAAATGGAGGAACATCTGTAAGTGATGTAAAAAATTATTCAATTACCAGCGGCCAACTAAAAGAATCAATTATAGAAACGCCTTACGATTATTCTGTCACCGTTGGCATAAGAAAGATAGCTAGGTTTGGATACGAAAATAAAGCACAAACTTTTTATGACGGTAGTGAATCTAACTACACTGATGCTGCTACAGTTGGAAAAGTACAGGGTTTTGAGTATTTGTTTGAAGTAGACTATGCTAGACAGCAGGGTGTAGACTTTATAGACCAGCATCATTTTATAAGATACAGCTCGGATGATGATTGCGATGGGCCTTTATGTGTAGATCATTTTGCCGCAAAGGTTGAATATGTAAAAGATGGTTTTGCAGATGTAGAATATTTTGAATTGTCTGAAAGGTATAGACATAAAAAAAATAGAGACCTAGCTATAAGCGTGGGCTTAACACATAGATTAGCAGAGCCTTATGGATATAATCCGCTAGAAGAATGGATCTTGGATAATGGTAATTTACATTACACATACTTAGCTATACAAGAAGGGTATTCTGTAGATGTAGCAAACAGTTTGTATAAAGACCCTAGCGGAAAAATAGTTGCTACTAGTCCTGAGGTGTGGAAGGAAAACGTAATTCCTCAAGTTATAGCAGATTACACCGACAAAAAAAGAAATCAATTAAGTCGTATTATACAGCATTCAATAGTTATAGGTTTTGATTATTACAAGTATAATAAAAAAACATGGCTGCATGCCTGGGGTAATCTTTTACCTTATCATTATAACGACGGTAATAAATTTACATATCATAATTACATTGAAGATGACCAGTGGTATGATTATTCGGCAGGGGTAATATATGGAATAAAAATCAACAAAAGTCTAGGATATTTTGCTGAAGGAAAATACAACAAATATTGGAATAGAGAGTGGTATGATTTTAAATTTGGTGTTAATTATATAATATTTTAAAAATGAAAGAAATAATTTGTAAATTTGTAAAAATAATAACTTTGAATAAAGTATGTTTAAACTGGGGTTGTGAAAATAATTGTAAAAAATGACTAAAGAGTTAAACGAAGACACGTCTTTTAAAGTAAGCCTTAAAACATTAGGGGGTATAGCTGTTTTAATTTTTACTTTAGTGGGTATGTGGTTTACTCTACAGGCAGACATAGCAGAGGCTAAAGAGCTGCCCGCGCCTCCAAGTCCAGAAGTTACACGCATGGAGTTTGACATGAAAGACCAAATGATTCGTAACACTATTTTAGATACACAAAAAGATGTTGAAGAAATAAAAAAGACTCTTGAAAAAATAGAGGATAAGCTTTATAATAGATAATGAAAACCCTATTATGGAATATATTTGGCAAGGTTTTATTTGTTTCGTTTTTATTTATGCCTTGTACAAATGCATATTCTCAGATGGCGATAGTTATATTTAATGCCGAATGGAATTCAGCAAATCAAGTTAGCTGGGCTCAAGAACTGCAAGAAATAAAAACTATATCCTACGTGGACATAGCAAAAAATCAAGAAGCACAAAAAAAACATAAAATAGCAGTTATACCTACTATTATAATATTAAAGGACGGAGAAGAGGTTGCTAGGTTTCAAGCTGATTTGAGTTTTAAAATGGTAGCAACAAAAGAAGAAGTGCAAGAAGAGATTGATAACCAACTTATGAGTGATTTTTAAATGAAAAAAGATATTTCAAAATTTGTATATGTGTTATTGATGTGTTTGGTTTTTGGCTTGAACGCTCTCCTTGCACAACAATCTCCGCAGCCTAATTGTGCTCCAAACTTAACAGTAAAAGACACATGCATGTTTGGTTACGCTAGAACTTGGATGGAGTGGAATGCATTAGATAGTGGATGCGCAATACAAACCATACACAGAGGAACGCCATATAATACATACTCTTGGAATTGGAGTAATCAGTTAGACACGAACTATATGTTTATTAATAATTATAGTCCTGGCGATCCTTTTGCTAGCTCAGAAGGTTTTTGGGTGGTATTAGAAATGAATGATAGTAGTTTTACTGACACGATATTTGCTAATGAATTTACCTGTATAGAGGGTTGCATGGATCCATTCTTTGACAATTATAATCCTTTAGCTAACTTGCCAGATGTTTGTTTAGCTATACCACCTCCACAAGATGATTGTGAAGACAGTACAAATACTTCTATTACAATAGAGTTTACGCCAGATACATATGCTAGCGAAACTTCTATGCGTATTGTAAACCAAAATGATAGTTCTTTATTGTTTTTACCACAAGGATTTTTTTCAAGCACAGGTTCAGGAAATATATATAGTCAAACAATATGTGTTCCGATTGATGATACAGTTCAGTTTATAATATACGACTCATACGGAGACGGAATATGCGGGTCTTGTTTTGGAGGTATAGACGGAAGAGTGATGATTACAGATGAATGCGGTGACACAATATACAGTTTAACGCCTGGTGATAATTTGAACTTTGGTGACGCAGACACATCAGACTTGTTTGTTATGAAAGATTGTAGTTGGATACCTGTTGTAGGCTGTCCAAACCCAGGGTATTTAGAATTTAATCCAGCCGCAGACATAATGAACCCAGCCTTATGTACAACACCTAGAGTAATAGGCTGTATGGATACAACTATGTTTGATTTTGATCCTGCAGCTAATGTTCCTCTTATGGAAGACAGTTGTAATTATTCGCTCCATTTAACTGATGGCGGTGGAGATGGATGGAATGGCGCTTATATAGTATTGTCTCAACTTGGAAATACATATGGGCCATATACCAATATAAGTTCTTCTGTTGAGATTATTAATTTAAATTTAAAATCTAATCACCCTGTAACTGTAAGAGCTTACAGCCAAACAAGTTCAGACGCTACTATTGATCAAGTAGGGTTTAAATTAATAAACCCAGAAGGCAATATTATATTGTCAGGTGGGACAAACCCCTGGAATAATAGAATTAAATTATTTCCAGATAACTATATAACATTACCTAATTGTCCTACCATATGTGATCCATATGTTTATGGGTGCATGGATTTTTATGCATACAACTACGATATTAACGCTAATACTTCTGATGGAAGTTGTTATTACAATCCTGGTTGTACAGACCCACAATACTTACAGTATTACACGCAAGGTTATACAGCAGACTATAATGATGGGTCGTGCGAAACAGAAGCGATATGGGGGTGCACAGACGAATTAGCTTTTAACTATAATTCTGCAGCAAATCTTGATAATGGCGGATGTATACCTGTTATATTAGGTTGTATGAACGATTTAGCTTTCAATTATAATCCTAATGCAAACACAGCAGACACATGCATACCAGTAATAGAAGGTTGCACATCTCCGATTGCGTTAAATTATGACTCTATAGCAAACACTGATGATGGTAGTTGTGTTGGGGTCATATACGGCTGTATGGATTCAGACGCTTTTAATTATGATCCAACAGCTAATGTAGATGACGGAAGTTGTATAGATATAATATATGGATGTATGGATGCAACTGCTTTTAATTACAACCCATTAGCTAATATTGACAATGGAAATTGCATACCTTTTGTATATGGATGTACTGACAGCACTATGTTTAACTATAACCCTTTAGCAAATGCAGACAATAACTCTTGTGTTCCTTATATTTACGGTTGCACTGATCCTAGTATGCTTAACTACGATCCAGCGGCCAATACAGAAAATTTTAGTTGTATTCCTTATGTTTATGGTTGTATGGATAGTTCTGCTTACAATTTTGATCCGACAGCTAATACTGACAATGGTTCGTGTATATCAGTGGTGGAAGGGTGTATGGACGTAAACGCTTATAATTACAACGAACAAGCAAATGTTAATGACAGTGTTTCTTGTTTGTACGATGCTGGGTGTATTACAGGCCCAGGAACACCTTACTGGTTAAACGACCCTTGTTATGCTTGGGTAATAGAAGTGGATGAATATTGTTGTGAAAATCAATGGGACACTATTTGTCAAGCTACATATAATTACTGCGAAGGAACTTGGGCTGGACCACCTTTAAAAAGAGTAATAGAAAAAAAATTAATAATGATTACTGACGTGTTAGGAAGAAAGTCAAAAACAAAAAATAATAAATTACTTTTTTATATATATAGTGATGGTACAATAGAAAAGAAAATAAAATTGAGATAATATGTGGAAAATTTTTAAAGATAAAAATAACATAAACGAAAAAAATATAGTAGGTTTTATATCGTTTACTGTAATGGTTCTTTTTGCTGTAGCTGATTTAGTAACAGGTATAGCTTTTATGGGCTATGTAGGAGATGGAGAATTAGTAATAAATGACACTATATACAACTCTTTTGTTTTAGTAACATTAGGTTGTTTTGGTATTAGTGCTTTTGAAAAAGTAAAAACAAAATAAATTATGGCTTTATTAACAACAATAAATGGAGTGCCTTTATACTCAACAGTAGGAGAAGCTGTTGCTTGGGGTGCAAGTAGAGGTTTAACAGGAACGCATACTCATGAATATCAAGGTCAAATTGGGTATATGGGCGGAGCAACACATACACAAGCTACAGCCAATCCTGGCGCAGATGCTGATCAGGATTTTTCACCAAATAACGCAGCGCCAACAATACCTACGATGAATTCTAGCGCAGGAGGCGGAACAGGAGGATATTAATTATGAGTATTTTAGGTAAAATATTTTCTTCAGGCGCTTCAGATTTAGTAAAAAACGTTGGCGGTGTTATTGATAGCCTGCATACTTCTAATGAAGAAAAACTAGAAGCAGAAAGAAAAATAAAAGAGCTAATTGCTAACTACGAAGTTGAGATGGAAAAAAACATAACATCTCGTTGGGAAGCAGATTTAAAATCAGATTCATGGTTGAGTAAAAACGTTAGGCCTATGGTTTTAATTTTTATTATAGTATGCACTATGTTGTTGATATTTATAGACGCTGGCACTCTTCAGTTTGAGGTTAAATCATCTTGGGTTGATTTGCTTCAATTAGTTTTAATAACAGTAATTGGTGCGTATTTTGGAGGAAGGTCTTTTGAAAAGGTAAAAAAATAATTATGACAGAAGAAAAAAATTCACCAGAAGAATTAGTCAGAGAGTCTATGATGAACTCTTATATGATTATAACAGACAAGCTAACTTTTTCTGATTTATTTGAATATAACGGATGTTCTTTACCTTTCAATCCAAAAAAAACAATTAATAATCAGGATATTGACAAAATAATTGATTACTTTTGTACTACGGAGGAGTACGAGAAATGCGCAGAGCTTAAAAAACTAAAAGAATCTAAAAAATATAAGAAAAATTTCATAAATTTGTAAAAATTAAACACAATGGCAAAAAATTATACATTTAATGCAGATATATCATGTACGGCAAGTTCTGCCAGTGGTTATACGCAATCTCAATCAGGTTCATTTCAACTTGATATAACTGGTATTGATCAAGTAGAGACAGGAAGAAAAAACATAGCGACAGGCGGTACGGTTATAATGACTGCTCCAACTTTTGGTAAAGTTGTTTATGTTAGAAATCTTGATGATACTAATTTTGTTACTATCTCTATGGCTGATGATGCAGACAACACTATTGCTGTGTTAGAGCCAGGTGAATTTTGTTTTACAATATTAAGAGATACTGGAGTTATAAGAGGGGATGCTGATACAGCTACCGTAACTGTAGAATACTTTGCAGTAGAAATAGATTCAAACGCATAATTAATTAAATAAAAAAATACACGTATGGCAACAATGACAACAACTTTTTCAGCTAGCGCAACTTTTACTTTAACAGATTCAGAGGGCGTAGTTGTATTTACATATAGTCCATCTTTTGAATCAGGAAGTAATACTACTTCCCAGTGTTTATATACAGGTGAACATTTAGCACAAACAGGAGGCAGTGAACTTGCTTTATCGGACGTTAATGATGACAGAGTATATGTTTTTATAAAAAATGTAGATTCGGACTACCCAGTAGAAATAGAGGCAAGTGCTTCTGAAAGTTCAGCTTTAGAATTAGCAGACCTAAAACCAGGAGAATGTTTCTTTGCTCCAATGGAATTAAATGGTGATGGTACAGGAAGTAGTATACAAGCTACAGCATCTACAGCAGATCAACACATACAATATTTAATTTGTGATGCATTAGACAATTAGAATATGAAATTAAAAGTAGTTAGATTTAGTAGCCAGGAGGATAGTACTTCTGGCTTACTTTTTTTAGAAAAAGAAAATAAGCTTGATTTTCTATGTTACACGTTAGAGGATGAATATAGAGAAGATAAAGTAATGGGAGAAACTAGAGTGCCGTCTGGCGTCTATGAAATCAAATTAAGAACTGAAGGAGGTTTTCATGAAAGATACAAAAAAAAATATGGTAGTATGCATAAAGGCATGCTGCATGTCACTGATGTGCCAAATTTTAAATGGATTCTTATACACACTGGTAATACTGATGAGCACACTGCTGGATGTTTACTTGTGGGTGATACGCAAGAAAATAATAAAATGGTGTCAAATGGATTCATTGGCAAATCAGTTAATGCGTACAAAAGAATATATCCAGATATTTCTGAAGCAATACAAGCAGGGGAAAAAGTAACTATAGAGTACATAGATGAAATTTGTAAATGAAATTTATAGGACAATTCATACAACGCCTAGTATCTAGGTTTCGTAATGATGTTTTTTTAGAAAACGTATCATCAGGAACTATAGCTAGTGGTGGTAACTTAGGATTAGACTCTAACAATAAAATAGTTAAAGCAACATCAACGTCTCATGATGAAGTAACTTTAGCTGGTACGCCTGATTATATAACTATATCAGGACAAGAGATTACTAGAAATGCTATTGATTTAGCTAATGATGTTACAGGCACTTTAGCAGCTGGAAATGTAGCCACACTAAATCAAGACACAACTGGATCTGCTGCTACACTTACAACCGCAAGAAATATTGCGGGCGTTGCTTTTGATGGTTCAGCTGATATATCTTTAAATAACAACGCAATAACAAACGGTGCTGGATATACAACTAACACAGGAGACGTAACGGGCGTTAGATTGACTACTGATGATTCTAATGTAGCTACTGTTTCTTCTGGTAGTGCTGACTTTACTATTACGGGAGGAGAAGGCATAGATACTAGTTCAAGTAGTACAACTATTACAATCGCAGGAGAGGATGCTACTACTTCTAATAAGGGTGTTGCCAGCTTTAGTTCACAAAGTTTTTCAGTAGAGTCTGGAGCTGTGTCAATAAAAAGTGAAGGTATTGATTTGACCACTAAAGTTACAGGTGTTTTACCTGTTGCAAACTCAGCCGCTAAGGTAACTAGTATTGTTGCTGGTAATGGTATAGATGTTTCTGGGGCTACTGGAGATGTAACTGTTACAGCTGAAATTGCTACAGATAGCAACAAAGGTGTAGTAGAGTTAGCAACAACAGGAGAAGCTGACACTGGAACTGACACCGACAAAGCAGTAACGCCAGCAGGTCTGAAATCACACGTAGACACTAAGTTTTCATATCAGTACATAACGTTTATAGGTAACTCAGACATAGATACAAATTGGGCTTTAGCAGGAACAAACGGTCCATTTACACACAATTACAACACAAATTCTGGTGTTAACGGAACTACTGTGGGCAGTACTTCTTTTGGAAACGCTAGAGGAAAACAATTAGGTTTTGTAGTTCCTTATGATGATGCTGTTTTGTGCGGATTTTACGGAATGATAAGAAATAATCAAAGCAATACTCAAGGTGCGCTAGGATTGTTTCATTCTACTTACGCTACGTTTGGTGGAAAGACTACTGCGTCTACATTTACTTTACAAGCATATGCTGCAGGAGACCTGACGGGTGGCGCTGACAGCAATCACATGGGTTTTGTAAAATGTGTAGATTTAGACAGGTCTTTAAATTTAACAGCAGGAGACTTAATATTGCCAGCCATGTTACAAGCCAACGATAAAGTATATATGTCTATAACAATAGTAATTAAAACACCTCTTTTATAATGTCTAATATTAAAACTATCACACAAGAACTAACAGATGCTAGCTTAGACTTAGCCAGCGCAATAAGCACTATTAATGAAAATTTAGACGGTATTGCATATGACAATAGTCATGATGAATTAAAGGAAGTATTAAATAAAGTGTTGCTAAAATTAGACGAAGTAATAAATAAAATAAACACATAATATGCCTATAATAAAAGATAAGTATGCGGGTAAGGGTAGTATAACACGACCTAAATACGTAACAAGAAAAGAAAATAGAGCTAAAATGGAAGAGGCTCCTACTGGAGTTTTATCACAACAAAAAGCACAAGTTGCTGCATCCGAGTTTAGATCAGATGAAAGAAATAGGAGTGAAGTTTACTCCTCAAATTTTAGATCACAAAGTTTAGCTGGTTCTTTGTACATGAAACAAACTAAAGCAAATACGCTTCAGGAACTTTTGGTGCTGAATCCTGGACAATCTGTAAAAGGTATTTTTGCGCAAAACAACACTGTATCAGAGAGCAAAGTTGCATTTTATTTAACATACGGAAATCCTGCAGATTTAGATGTACATACTGTTACCGACGGAAAGATTGATTCTTTTGGCACCTCTGGTGATGGAAAAAATAGACCTCACCTTATCTATGTAGAAACAATACCTGTAGAAACTACAGTGAGTATATCAGACATTACTACTATTTTTGAGGGATTAAAAAAACCCTTATACATATATGTTACAGCAGGCGCTCGTTTGAATATAACATACAAAATAGATGCATAATCCAAACGGCAAGTACAAAGTTCCTATATGGCTAAGCAACTGGACCTTTAAAGACAACCGAAACAAAATTTATAAATTAGAAAATCAAATTGTAAAAGGCTACAATAAAGGCGAAATATTTACAAATAAAAAGACTGTTAATAATATTGTTAATAAAATTGTAGGTCGTCGTTCAAAAAAGGCACTTGTTCCCGTAAATTTAACACTATTAAGTCAACACGGATATGGTGTTGAAGAAAATTAAAAAATTTAAAATGACTTTAAATGATAAGATACGGGAATATTTGTTAAAAAATCCTAACCTAATGCGTAGCAAGTATGCAGATACAGCAAAAAAATTTGGCACCAATTATGAACAAATAAGAACCTTAGCAAGAGCCTTAAGAAGAAAAAATCCAGACACGGAACCCAAAGAAAAAGAAGTCATAAATTTTCAAGAAACTAAATCTAATGCTGTGCTTTCTGCAGAAAATTGCACAAGAGTAAAATCATTAGAAGATTTATTAGCCGCATGTGAAGTTGATTTAGATTTTTGGGAGGTAGAAAAATACGATATAGGTACATATGAAGTAACTGGTTTTGATAATGACAGAAATCCAGTAACTGTAACGATGTATAGAACTAAAGCTTTTCTAAAAAAAATAAAACCAGAACTAAATATAAAAAAAATCAAACAGGAACTTATAGAAGATTTACGTAATATATCTCCAAAGGTTGCAAAAATAAAAAGAAATAGGCCTGATGATAGAAATGATTTGCATTTGTTAGAAATATCTGCTTTTGATTTACATCTAGGTAAAATTGGTATCAAAAACGACGAATATAGTATGGAGATTGCTGAAGAGCGTCTTTTAAACGCTATAGAGCATCTTTTGTACAGAGCGCAAGGGTTTTATATAGATAAGATACTTTTTATCGTAGGTCATGATTTATTAAACTCAGACGGAGACTGGCCTATACCATCTACGACAAAAGGAACGCCGCAATTTAACAGCAATTATCATATAGATATGTATAGATTTGCTCGTAGATTAATGATAAAAGCTATAGATATATTAGCAGAGGTGGCTGATGTGCATGTTATGGTAATACCAGGAAATCACGATAGAGAATCTGTAATGCACTTAGGCGACACGTTAGAATTGTATTATGAAGAAAATAAGAATGTAAAAGTGGATAATAATGATTGTTTGATGAAAGCAATACCTTATGGTAATAATTTAATTATATCGGATCATGGTGATGGCCCTAAAATAAATGATTTGCCTGGAATTATAGCTCAAAGATTTAAAAATTTATGGAGTGATACTGTTTATGTAGAAGTTCATAGAGGTCATTATCATACTAATAAAGCGACAAAACTACAAGCTATAGAAGAGCTTAACGGTATTACTGTAAGAAATTTATCCTCTATGTCTGCAACAGACTATTGGCACGATAGTAAAGGGTTTATAGGAAATATAAAGAAAGCTCAAGCTTTTATATATAACAGACAAAATGGATTACAAGGTATACTAAATTATAACGTTAGCGTTTAAGTTTTGCAATATGCTTGTCAATGCGTTTTATCCATCTGATTAAATAGGCCCTATACTTTTTCCAATATCTTATTTGGTCTTGTTTATTCATACCAAACCCCATATATTTTTATTCCTTTAACTTCACACATTAGCTTTTTCTTTTTTATAGGTTTTATCTTTAATTCGCTTTGGCTTTTGTATTTGGGATTTGAACTGTTCAGCTTCTTTTTTTTCGGCATAATTATTTAAATTTTTAATTAATTCGTTGTTTTCGTTTGTTAATAACTCGTAAGATTGTAAAATTATTAAAAAAAACACAATAAATATTATTGTAAGAGATATGTAAATCATTCTTTTGACATTTTTAGTAATAAAAGATATCCAATTAAATCATTTATAGTATCTTCTGTTTGATCATTAATACCTTTATTTTTTATTCTAGATAATTTATCATCAATTCTTGCGCATATTGCCTCAGCTGAATCTAATTTACTAAATATATTAGGTGGATTTAATGCTGTATTTCCGTATGCTTTGTTTTTTTCTTTTAACAAGTTTACAACTTCTTTAGTTACTTGTTCTAAATGCCAATCAAATTTATACGAAACCTTTTTCTCTTCTTGTTTTACAGGATAAGTTGAACTCATATTCCTGTCAAACTCATAATAATATTTATTGTGTTTTGTCATTAGTCTAATTTTGTTTTAAAGTGATCAGTTATTTTATTCATTTGCCTTTTGTAAAATAAATCAAAGTCTACATACTCCATTTCGCCTGTGTCTCCGTTCATAGTTTTAGGCTGTGTTTTTTCCCATAACTTGTAAAGTACGCCTCTTAACCTTTGACTTGGTGTTTTTTCGCTAAACTCTGTGTTTGTTGTAGCTTTTTCTACTGCATCTATTTGGTCTTGATTAATATTATTAGCTGATATTAATACATAACCTGGTTTTTTGATTAAACTAAAAAGATTAACCATAGTTTCGTTTGCTAATTCAGGAGTACCTACGTATATACGCAGGCTCCCGTCAGCCAGGGTGCTAACTTTATCAATTCCACCCTCAAATACTACTGAATGTTTCATAATATATCTTCTGTCATTATGTGAATAGTTCGTTTTGATTTTTTGTCTAGATAATCAAAGCCTCTACCAGGCCAATAATTATTGTCTACACAATATTTGTATACTTCTAAATCCCTATTATAAAGTTCTCTGCCTCTATCAATAAGATCATCTCCTAATTGCACTATACTAATGCTGTATGGTTTAGTTTTTTCTACAGCTACAATATAATACTCTTGAGCTTTTACTGCATCCATGTAAAATGCAGCTTGTTTATGGTAGTTAAACTTTTTAATAGAATTTGCAAATCCATAATAGGACGTGTCCTTAGTAGTTTTCAAATCTACTATAGTGTTATTTTCTATATTATAAACGTCTAACATACCTTTGCAATTTACATTATATTCTTCATTATGCCAAACAGCTATGTGTTCTTTTAAGCCGTTTGACAATAATTGTACGGCATCACCATCTTGAAATAATTTACTTGTTATCTCCTGTATAGTATCATGATCTTCTTGTGATAATACAGTTTTAAACATGTGTTTGTTAGTAAATGCTTCAAAATCCTCCTTGCCTTTTTTGGTTCTTTTGTCAAATTTAGGCATAACTACATAATGTTTGTTGTACTCTTCAGGTTGTAAAACCTGCATATGCAAAGCTGTTCCAAACTTCATTGCGCTTGAAGGCGGCTGTGGATTCTCTAAAGAATATTTAAAATACTCTGGAGAATTGCTAGTTAGTTTATTCAACATACTATTTGTTACATACTCAGTATCAATGTAGTAGTTGTCATTGTCAATAGTGTGATTTTTTATTTTTTTCATTTGCTCTTTTAATGCACTAAGACCCTACCGAAGTAGGGCCCTAATGAATCAAAACAAAAACCATGTGAACATGGACAAGAAAGTTCTACAAAAGTAGTAAAATTATTCTTTTGTCCCCGCGTCTTTCTCTTCTTTGTTTTGAACTTTTTTATCTTGATTATTTAATTCTTCTAATTCTTTTTCTGTTTTATCGTCTAACTCAGACATTTTTAATAAGATATTATTTGCTTCAGGGATTTGTAAGCTATATTGATATAGTGATTTTCTAAAACTTTTTACTTCATCTTCTTCAAATTTTCCTGACGCATTATAATCTTTGTGCACCCAAGTCAATAAAGCAACTTCGTGTGATCTAATTGCCTCCGACATGTTTTTAAGAGTGTCTGCAACTGGCTTGTCTAGCTTGTAAGGCTTACCAGCAATATTAACTTTTTCCTTTTTAGTTTTTGTTGTCATGTAATTCTGCTTTTAATTGTTTTATTTGTAATTTTAATCTATCATTATTATCTAGTAATATGTTTACCAGTTGTTTGTTTCTTTCTAAATCTGATATTATTGGTGACTTGTAGTATTCTATTAAATTTTCTTTATGATCAACAAGAATTTCTTCAGAAATATCGTATTGTCTTTGTATGTGTGGATACACCTTAATAAAATCTTCTATGGTTTTGATTGCGTATATGACCGATGCATGATCTTTATTTAATGCACCGCCAATACTGTGATACGTCATGCCTACTGATTTTCTTAGGGTATACATTAATACCATTCTTTTTTCTACCAAGTCTCTTTTTCTAGATTTTGAAATTAATTGATTTACAGTTATATCTACTTCTTTGCAATAATCTTCAAAATAATCTTTTAACGAATCGTTCATTATAAAACTTCTATTTTAACTCCTGCATTATTTTTATCTACAATATATTTTCCAAAACAGGGAATAATATTTTCACAATTATCGTTTTCAATATAACCATATTGCTCCATTAAATCTTGCACAGTTTGACAAGGGTTTATGTAATCAAATTTACGCTTACTATCTCTAATAAATGTAAACTTTATATTATATGGTTTTTGTTTATTTTCTATCAATTTTAAAAACTTTTTTTTGTTTGCTATCCAATCTGGCTTTGTTATTTTTATATAATTTCTAACGGTTTTAGAATGAATTAAATATTTACCTGTCCATTGTTTACTATTTTTGCTAGACGGCACATTCTTTGGTATAAAAATTGCACACATCTGGCAAATATAGTAAAAAAAATTAAAGAGTTGCACCCTAGGGTAAGTTGGCGCACTTAAGTCTTAAAAAACTAACCAGTAGTTTTACCTGATACCCTTGGGATTTGTTATCTCTTATCTTTAGAATGGCATATCATCGTCACTAGAGGCGTCTTGCGCTATTGCGTTTGCTCTGCCCCACGAAGCGTGTTTGCTTGTAAACTCAGCCATTTCTTCGTCAGATAATGATTTGTTCATGTCGTCATTGTAGGTGCATTTACCGCCTACTTTTGATGACCATCTGTACTTAACAGCTTTTCTAATTACAGGCTCTTCGTTTTCTTTATTGATTCCAATATATTCTTCCGAAATAAATGCTATCATAAGATCCTGATGTATAGCCGCGTTCATAGCAGTGCTATCATCGCTAAAGTCTTTCACGCCTGCATTAATTAGAAAGTCTTTAATTTGTTTAGTTTTCCATTCTTTTGTAGACGGTTTGTCAGATTCTTTTACAACCCAAAATCTACATCTGCCTATTTTACCATCAGTACTCTTAACGGTATACTGTATAAAAGGCGATCCATTATAATTATCTAAACTATCAGATGTTGTAAGGCCAGTTATTTTACAATGATGAGCTCCAGGCTGAATGTATTCTATTTTTTCTCCTTGCGCTCTAGTTGTTGTTGTTGTATTTAAATTAAAAGGTAGTGCCATTTTCTTGTTCTATTATTTTAGTTATTTTATACAATTTTTCTTTTACTGCTATTAATTGTAATTTGTAATTTGTATTATTTTCTCTTAATCTTTCATTATCTTTTTTTAAATCATTATACTTTTGTTGAATATCTATTTGCTCTTGTAAATGAGGAGTATTGATAATGTTTTTAGGTATGTAGCTCTCTGGTCTATCTTGATGTATCTCTACAGTACCATGTCTTATTTCTTCGTTTTCCATTATTTATTGTTTTTGATTTTCCAATTAATATATTTGGTTAGCGTATCGCCATCAAATATAATTTTATCTTTTTCTGGAGCATAAGGATAATCCTTCCCTTTCCATTGTTTAGTTTGTAGCGTCTGTATTGGTAGTCTGTATAAAAATCTACCTATACCCCATGATACACATGCACGTTTAAATGCATCTGATACATGACCTTTGTCTTTTTCTACATTAGATTCTGATCCTGTGTCTGATTTCCATACCCATTGGTGATATGCTACTTCAGATTCATTATCTTTTGCATCACAGCAAATGCCTACTTTACAGAACAGTAAGCCATTCTCTTCATAGAATATACTTTGCCAGTTTTCTGGACCGCATACTTCGTCTAATAAGTCTTGGCAATCTCTAGCGTCTATATACGCTACACAGGTAGTTTTTCCATATTTAGTGGACTGTACACGCCACTTATACGGTAGTTCTTTCTTTAGTTCGTTTAGATTCATTTTTGTTTTCTTTATTTTGTTTTTTCATTTTTCTTATAGCTGAAGCTGCAACTACAAATTTTACAAATCTTCTTATCATTACATTTTTTCCTCTAAGTATTAAAGTTATTGCTATTTCTTTAAACGTTAGAATCAAAACTTGTTTGACAAGTTGTTTGTCTATTCCAAGGTCATAAGCTATTTCTTTTACTATAGAAACAAACTTAGATTGTTGTTTTTTTTCCTTGTTCATTAGCAAATATACAATTTTTTAGTTATCATTAAGCACTTGAACAGCTAAATATATAGGTAAAAATAATGCTATAGCTATGATTAATGAAAATATTATTTTCCAAGCAAAATAAACTATAAGTGTAAAAGCCATTATAGTTGCTATTGGATAATGTTTTATAATTTTATATTTTTTCATAATCTATAAATTTTGTTATTTCACTTTTAAATCTTAAAGTAACTTCACCTACCCCAATATTTCTGCCCTTAGCAAATATTATATTGGCAGTGCCCTTACTTTCTTTTCCGTCATCATTAAATTCAATTCCATAGTATTCAGGTCGGTAAATAAGCATAACTATATCTGCTGCTTGTTCTATTTCACCTGATTCTCTTAAATCTGCTAGTGTTGGTTTGCTATTATTACGCATACCCACACCTCTATTTAATTGACTTAACGCAATTACGGTAATATTTAACTCTTTTGCTAAATTTTTTAATGTTCTTGCCACTTTACTTACTTCTTGTTCACGACTTCCTGCTTTATTTTTTGAACTAACTAACTGTAAGTAATCTACCATTACTAATTTAACTTTTTTTGTTTTTACATACTCTTTAATTCTGTGAACTAAATAAGACAATGATGTAAGACTACCTTCGTCTATATTTATTGGTATATTTTCTATTTTTCCAATAGATTCATGTATCTTTTTTAATTCGTCTTGATTTAAAGCGCCATTTGTTATGTATTTGTTACTTATTTCTGACTCCATTGAAGCTAAACGTCTAATTAACTGTAGTGCTGACATTTCATATGAAAAAATTACAGTAGGTGTGTTTGTGCGCAAAGCAGCATTATAGGCAAGAGCAAGCGCAAAGCTTGTCTTACCCATAGATGATGCCCCACCAACTATAATTAAATCTGTTTCTTGCCAACCACCAGTAAACCTGTCAATATCTCTAAAACCAGATGAAATACCAAGTAAACCCTCTGTATTAATTCTTGTTTCAACATCTTGTAAGAAATCTTTAATTTGTTTTTGTATATTTCCAAGTTGTTCTGGTTGTCCTATTTGCAATTTTGACATTTCAGAACTTAACTTTCCAACTATTAGCTCTAATTCTTCATGATTGCTTAATTGATTATTAACTTCATGTACAATACCAAACAATACTCTTTTTTGAAAATCTTCTGTAAGAACACCAATACAGGTAAATGCTTCTGTAAAATCAAATGCCTTATCTGTCATTTGTGACAATTCAAGAACAATGTTTTCCCCTTTTATTAATTTTGAAACTGATAATAAATCTATTGTTCTATTATTTTCATGTAAATTTATAAGAGCGTGATACACAGATTGATGCATATCACACTCAAATAAATCTTTATGTAGTAGTTGTTGGTACTTACCTATTAGTTTTGGCTCTACAATAAGTTTACCTAGCAGAGTTTGTGCTATATCATAATTAGTCATGTTGGTTTTCGTTTGAACTGACAAATATATAATTATTCTCCATATTTTCGTCTAGCATCTGCTCTTTCTTCCAAATAATTTTCTCTTTGTATAGCTTTGTACTCGTAGTCTTCTATAGGTTCACATTCATCATCGCAATTAGAACAAATATCACACTCGTCTGTATCATCATGATTGTACAAGTTTGCTCCACAGCAACTACTTACCATGTCGTATCCGTAACCATCATCTACTGGGTTACTCAGTTTCCATTTATCATAGTTCATATTATGTAGAGTTGGTTGATTTTTTCATTTTCCATTTCTTTATATTTTTCATATATATATTCCTCTATTTCGTGAAATATTTGACTATCAGAATCAATTTCTATTTTTAAAGCTTTTCCTATTTCAATATAAGCTTTAGTTTTATTTAAAATATTACTTATTTTTTCTGTATTTGTATATTCCATAATTATTTTATTATTATTTCATTTTTAGTTAACATCCATTGACAGTGTTCAGGGCGATGACCCATTTCTAATAATAGGTCACCTACCTCATCATCACTGATTCTTCTATCTATTGTATAAATATAAGATATGTTTTTTAGAAAATTTAATACTACTAATTTCATACTTGTGATTCTGCTAATGCAAGCATATATTCAGGCGTACCGTCAAATATAATCTCTTTTGCCCAAACATCATATGCACGGATACGAACTTTACCGTCTTTTTCATAAATAGTGTAAGTGTATTCTTCACCGCAATCTTTGTCATCAGGATGATGTATGTATATATTTCCAATACCATCTTTGAAGTGACTAATTAGTTGCGCTGCCAGACATCCCATACCATTCGCAGAACGCTTAGGAGTATCAGAATTGTAACCATTAACAACATTAAAATCTTGCAAAAACTCAGCAAGCTCTGCACCATGACCGCTAAGATAACCATCAAACTGACGATACATACAAAATATGTTTTGTTTTTCTTCATATACTCCATTATTATTTTCTTCATCTGCAACTGCAGTTTCATATGATTCTTCTATATAAGTTAAGCTTCTTGTTCCCATAATTATTTTGTTTTAGTTTTAGTTTTTTTTAATTCGTTTTCTAATTCTTTTGTTGTTTTGTTTTCTTTAATCATTTTAGTAATTATACCAAAATATCTTTGTGATAATTCGTCCATAATTATTTTGTTTTTATTAAGTTAATAAATAGACTTTCTACTTCATCATATCTTTCGTTGTAGAAATCTTGTGCTTCTTCAGTAAATTTTGGTAATTGCAACAAACCTACTGGTGTTGGCACAAATGTATTTTCATGAAAGTTAAGTTCTGTTAATTGAGTGGCAATTTCATCTATAAATTCCATTTCATTTGGTTTTATTTGATGCCAAACTCCATCAATTTCATATTCATTTTCTTTCATAGTTAATGTTTTATTAGTCCTACTTTATTATTTTTATTAAACCATTTTGTAGCATACAAATCTATTTTAGATGCATTGATATAATTATTATCTAATAGTTCTTGATAATTATCAAATATTTTTGTATGCCTATCTATTTTCCTGTTAATCAGGTGTTTTTGTTTACCACTATCAGAAAATATAATATCATAGTTATCTGGTAGTTTTGCTTCTTTAAGCATTTTTACGCAATTTGTATAGCTGTAGAACTTAACTGCGTGATGTATTATTGCAAGATCTATCCACTTTTGTAAATACTTAGGTGAATAGTAATCGCCAGAGTCATGTACACGTACAAAGTCTGGTTGTTTTTTTAGAATTTCTTTAGACATAGCTTCTACAAATTGATCTGTAAGTGTAAGCTGGTAACGTTTTTCAAAGGCAGGCTGCACATTACTCCATATGTATGCGCCTTTCTTTGCGTAACAAAACGCTACACACTCGTCCGCAAAAGGACAAGTTAGCTTGCCACTAGCAGATTTGTATGCAGGTATACCAAAGTTGTATACTTTAACACCAAGCTCTTTAGATGTTTTTTTAAGCTTGCTGTTCTGTGTTAGTAAGTTCATGTATTTCCCAATTATCGTTAGACACATCCATTTGTTTTCTTTCTAAATCATTTATAAGGCCCCATATGTCCTCGTCACAAGATGTAATTCTATCATCAATAATATCCATATGATTTCTACCATCATCTGGAAATTTTAATGTAATATATGTAGTGTATGTTCTACTCATTGTTACTTGATATTCTTTCATAATGTTAATTTTTTTAAAAAGTATTTATATACTTCTGGTATATGTTTTTTATAGTAAGGTTGATTATCTTTAATCCAATTCCTTAAGTCTTGTTTATCAACAAAAGGGTTTATATGAGATTGATTTTTTGTAATCATATTAAATATAGGTTCTAATTCATCTATAAAATCACCTACTGTCCAACCCTCCCATATATGTTTATCTCTATTCATAATTCTAATTTTATTTGTTTATGCGATTCTGTATCCCATTCGTAATAGTAAAGAGTATATGTTTTATCTCTACCAAACTTATCAGGAAACGTTTGTTCTCCAAGTAATGGAGTGTCTTGATCTATAATCATTTTCTTGTCACTATGCTTGACAAGTATTTTTGTACCATTGTATTTATACGGCAGAGCCACAAGCTGTTTGTCCTTGTGTTCTGGACCTAGCCTGTAGCCTGGTATAAGTTTTTTAAGTAAGTAAGATTTCATATTATACTCAAAAATAAAGTTGCAGTAGTTTCTCCATCATTCCACACTTCTAAATTATTAAAATGTATATCAAAGTCATCATCTTCTCCATTACTAGAGTTGCCTAATAATGTTAAATGTGTTTTACCTTGTTTTTTTAACTCTTCTAATTCGTCAATTAATTCTGTTATTTTCATTTTACTTTACTTTTATAAGTAGTTCTATTCTTTTTAGAGTCAACGTGTACAACGCTTTTAAGCGTCCATAACGCCGTTTCTTCCTTAACAGTAGCGTAGCATTCCTGTATAAGTTCTTGCCTTTGTTCTTTAATAGGTCTTGTAGGATCCACAGTAATACTTTGGCCGTAATTAATCTTAATAGCTTCAAAGTTACCGATGTTAATAGTTTTGCTGACATTAAATGATATTGTATTTGTTTCCATAATTTATTTTAAATTTCTGTTAGTACTCCATTTATTTCTATATATTGCATATCTTCTGAGTATTCCCATTCTGTATAGTATACATCATAATAATTATATCCTACCTCTAGAATATCATCATCTGATCTTTTGCCACCATAAGTAATCATAGGGTCTTTTTTCATAATACTTTTAATATAATTTATTACATCTTTCTTGTATTTAAAATATTCATAAGTTTGTTCATTTATCCAGCCGTTATTCATTCCTTCGCCTGTAACTGAACATTTTCTTGCATATTCCATATTATTTATTTATAATTTCTTGACTGCGTTTATATATTTCTTCTGTTTTTCTTTTTATGTATTTTATATCCATAAAGAGATTGTGTTTACCTAGAAATTTACTATCTATTTTATTTAGTTCATTTTCTAGTTTTTTTATTTTTAAAGGTATTTTATTAAGTTTATTTTTTTGTACAGTATCATGTACATATTGTTTCCAATCTTCGTAAGACAATTTACGCATAATTATTTATTTAAAAGTTAGAAAAAAGAAAGGAGGAATTGTAAATACACACAAAGTATAACCGCTGAATTATTATTTGTCATGTTTACTAACCTCCTTTCTATATTAGAACGCATTATTTTTCCATCTATGTCTGGAAGGTGATTACAACCAACGTTCTATGTTTATTGTGTTTTTAACACGTTAATTTTTAAGTTGTTGAAGACGTTACCTAAAGTATTAGTTTTAAATTTTGCTCTATGTTTTGTAAAGGCATTAATTACTTTGTAATACTTTTTAATGTATTCTCTTCTTTTGTGTTTGTAGTGATCTGCATTGGACCATTTTACACGTTTCATTAGTTCATTGTAAGTAGGTAGCTTTCTGGTTTTACCATTAAGATATGTAATAGTAAGCTTAGCTTTATTAACATGCTTAATAATCCAGTCTGCATTTGCTCTTCTGAACATTTTGTGTGCAATATCGTATTTAGATATTTCTTTGTTGAACAATTGTTTTTTCAATTGTTTTACATACTCGTAAGATTGTATGTTTGTGATTTCTTTTTTCATAATAAAAGTATTTTATAGTTAGTAATAATAAAGTAGAAAAAAAAAGAGCCATAAAGACTCTTTAGTTTTATTCTTCTACTGATGGCGTAAGTGCTGTAAATATAGAAAAGAATACGCCTGCGATAGCCGCAGTAGCCATACCGCTGAACGTACCAATAAATAGTAGTGGCATTAGGACTGTAAATATAATGTCCCAAAATGTCTGTGTTTTAACCAGTCTACGCCTACCAATGGCTTTGTACACAATAATGTAGTAGCCAATGGCAGCGAAGAATGATATACCTAGAATACCCATTAGAATGGTAATTCAGCTTTTTCAGGAGTTTCTACTATGGCTCTTTCTTGTACACTAGGTTTATGTAGCACATCTAAGGACAGATTGTTTATAGCTGAATCTGCATTCTTAGGCACCCACGTATCTACAACAGGTGTATGCGAATACTTAGTTGTATTTTTGTTAGGTATAAGCTTTAGGTTAAGCCACTGGCCACCTTTACGGTCACCTTTTGCATTATCTTTCATCATTTTAATGAAGTCTGTACATTTAATTTGTACGTTGTAAATAGTTGTACCTGATTTGAAAGTATGTTCTTTAATAAACATACCGTTTGCTAATTTGTTTTCTTGTTTTTGCATGATTTAATTATTTATAGTTAATAGTTATTATTAAGTTGAAAAAAAGAAAAAACATTAAAGTGCTTATCCAAATAGAAAACTATTTGTCAGTGTCATTACTCTGTAATCTGTGGTATTGCTTGAGTCATTTCTTTAATGTTAATTCTTATTAAGTTTTATTTATTTTCTTTTATATAACGTTTTGCGCAATATTCTCCAAGACATATTACATCATTCATTATGTGACCTTTTGGTTTGTTTTCTTCTTCATAATGTTTTTGTTCTGATTCATAAAGGTAATTAACTACCTTTTGTAAAGATTCATAAGTTTTTCTATCCATAGTTTTATATTTATTAGATTAATATTTATTGTTAAGTTGAAAAAATGGAATGCCTAGAATGGCACTCCAAATTGTTCATGTTCTGTTTGAAAGCAGGTATTCCAATCAATATATGGCATATCATTAAGCCACATATCTATTACTGCTTGTTCTTTAGCACGTTGTTCTATTACGTGTAAAGGTATAATATCATACGTAGAGTATGACTGTGATTCTTCAATGTTGTGTAGTGATACACACTGTGTACATTCTGCAAGTTTTCTTGACAGAACAAACCCATGTTGATTACCGCATGAGCAATTGATTCCTATAGTTTCCATAGTAGTTTTGATTTAAATTAATAATTAGTTTATAATAAAGTAGAAAAATTAATCAGCTAAATATATATAGTAAAATATTATTTGTTGTAAATAATAGTTACAGGACTTGACAATGTCAATTAAATTGTATAACTTCGCAAACTCATTAGTTAGTTATTTGTTTAATCAGCTAAATATATTAGAAAGTATAGTATATTTTATTAATAAATAATAAAAAAACAATAACTGATTGATTATCAATAACTTAAGTATTACATTACACAAATTATAGTAATAATATAGTGAATATAGGGGTTGTTAGACTATATCATACTGTCGCATAAATACGCATATTTTATATATAAATAAAAAAAAAGAACCCGATTAAGAGTTCTTTAGTTTATCCTTGACTAAATCCATTACTTTATCGTTACCAGTTACAATCTTTAGAAAGATGTAGTAAGCAACTGCAAGTGCAAGTAAGAAGCCTAAGCATTTAAGAAATGAAGCAAGGAAGATTAAGACGAGCCATAGTATGTAGTCCATAGTTATAAGTTTAAGTTAGTAAATATATATATCTGTAATAAAGTCAGAAAAAAAAATAGAAAGTAAAAGTAGGGTGGGGTGTAGAAAAAAATAGAAAGGGGAGGGGGGAAGTAAGCATATAGTATCACTCTCTCACAACTAAACATAATTTTTTTTTATATCTTTGTAGTTATTATAAATTTAATACAATTTCACTATGGCCTTTCCAGATATGCAAAACAACATGATGTCATCTACTAATATGTCAGATGAACAAAACTTACAATCTTTATTTACAAATCTAAACACTATATCACAAAGCAATAGAGCTATGGGTACTACAGGTGGTGGTAGTGAAGCATTGGAAGGAAACATGGATGCTAATAGATTGATAGGACTAAATCCTTATATGGATAAAAATGTTACAAGTTTTAATAAAGGTGGTCAATTATCTCCAGCTGAATATAAAAAGGTAGCTAGTCTTGGTAGGTTTGGAGACACGCAACTAGCCCATGTTACACCAGAAGAAGCAAATATGTTAAGAGCTATGGGTGGTAGTGGTACTATTAACCCGTATACAGGACTACGTGAAAACTTTAGAGGCTTTAGGAGATTCGTAAGAAGTCTAGGAAATGTAGCAGGAAACGTTCTTGGTACTGCAGCAAATGTTGTTAACCCAATAACACAGCCTGTTTTTGATGCCGCTGGTAATGTAGTTGAAAATGTAGTAGCTCCTGTTGTTGATGTAGCTGGTCAAGGAGTAGAGGCAGGACTTGACGTAATAGATCAAGGTGTTAGAGGTGGTGCTGATTTAGTAAAAAGCGCTGGTTTTGATGTAGTAATGCCAGCATTTGAAGCAGTTGCTAGACCTATTGCAGAAAATATCGTTAGACCTGTAGTTGATATGACTGTAAGCCCTTTAATGAATTTAATTATGGGTAGAGGAGAAGGTTCAGCTGGGCCGATGATGACACCACAAGCACAAAAAATACAAAGAGGAGAAAGCCAAAGACAAGTAGAAGGAACGCCTAGAACAACTGTAGCCTCAGGAATTAAACCCAAATTAGATATTAGAAAAACAAATAAGCCTATTATAGACCAAGGAGATTTTGTTGGAAATAAACCTAATCCATATTTAACAGAAAATGTTGAAGAAGAGTTAGATTATGCTGAAGAGGGAATGAAGTTTGGTAGCGGAAAGGACATGATGCAGCTTATAAATGAAGCAGCAACCATGAAACAAATAGGCAATATATTCAGTAAGGCTTCACAAGAGTCTATTAATTCTATGGCTATGCAAAAAATGGAAAACGGAGGAAGAATAAAAAAACGTAACTTTACAAACGGAGGCAGATTTTAATGGACGAAATAAATTATAACGAATTACTACAAATAATCATTGGAGACAAAGGAGGCACGCCTGATCAATATGAAAAACTAATGGATTATATTGCTTTCCACGAAACAGGAGCAGAGCAAAGAATGAAACCTAACGCAGTACAAATAACAGATGATGGTAAAAAAGACGGAGCAGGAAGAGGTTTGTTTATGTTTGAGAAGGGAGAGAAGAAAGGAGGAAACACAGCTGTTAACAGAACTGTAAATTACTTTAAAGAAAAAAACTTACCTTTACCTAACTGGTTGCGAGATTTGAGCCTTGGTAGTAAAGAATCTAAAAGTGTTGATGTAAAAGACTTAAGTCCAGATCAACAAAAAATGTTATTCTTAGGTTTTCATAGAATGCACCCCAAGGCTAACTTTAGTAAAGTTTGGTCTGGAGAAGAATCAATTACAGATTTTTGGTTTAAGTATCACTGGGCTGGTAAAGACAAGCCGCAAGAAAAATATGATCTGTTTAATAAAAACATAATAGCTAAAGATTCTACTGATGCATTAAAAGAAAAAAAAGAACAATTAATGATTAAAGAGAATACAGCCCCTTATTTATCAGATAGTAATAATATTAATAAATTACCTACCGAAAATAACATATTAAATATTATATTTGGACCTAAACAAACTTCATTAGTAAAATGAAAAAAATAGACAAAGATTTAGGAAAGGTATATACGAAAGATAATTATTATTATCTAGAAAAAATATATGAAAAACTAGGACAATTAATTGATGAAGAGCCTATAATTAAAAAGAGAGCAAAATCATATGGCTTTAAGGTTGTAAAATCTAGCTGGCACATGGAAGATAATCCATATTATTACATTCAGACAATAGTTAACGATAGCAAGAAAGGTATAGATGAATTAAGATATGTTTGTAGATTAAAATTAAAATACACGAAATAATGTATTTGTTAAAATTAAATAAAAAGGGAGACATATTTAGGGATGATGACGGGGTAACTGCCGTGCCAGAATTTTTATCACTTATCCATAAGGAAAAGTTCGGGCCTACGGCCCTCAAATGGGTTGCGTTAGTCTACGACTACGAAAGCCCATATAGACATTACAGTGAAGCAGAAAGAATAAAAGCTGTGTCTAAAGATTTGTACGATACGTATAAATGGAAGGGAAGCGAGGATGCTACACTGAAAGCAGCAGCAGAAAAATATAATGAGCTACAATTTGATCCGTTAGACGAACAACTTTTAGCCTTTAACAATAAAATTAATCAGTTTACAAACCTCATAGATAAGATGCACCTTGATGAAGAAAACGCAGAAATGTTACAAAAACTTATGATAGGTGTAGAAAAAATATTAAAAACAAGACAATCATTGTTGGACGCAATTGACAGACGAGGAGAAAGAAAACAGATAGTAGGAAACAAAGGTCTGTCGTTTTTGGAAAGAAGGAAAGAAATTAAAGAAATGAATTAAAAATTAAAGTTATGCCAAAAGATGCGTGTTATCACAAAGTAGTTGCTAGATACGGACCAAAAACCTCAGCGTATAGAAGCGGGGCTATGGCCAAATGTAGAAAAGTTGGAGCTGCCAACTGGGGAAACAAAAGTAAAAAGAAAGGTGCTAGCGGAATGAAATATAAAACAGGAGGTAAGTTTGCTTACTCTTTTGATAAGTGCGGACGTCAAATATATCAACACGATTAATATGGCAGTACGTAAAACAAAAAAAGGTCTAGCCCTAAAAAGATGGTTTAAAGAAGATTGGAGAACCCCTTCTGGTAAAAAAGATTATAGTGGTGGTGAAAACACTTTTAGACCTACAAAAAAAATAACAAAAGATACACCAAAGACTTGGTCAGAATTAACGGCTGGCGAAAAACGTGCAGCTGCAAGAGAAAAAAACAAAAAAGGTCGTGTAAGCAAATATAAGAAAGGAGGTAAGTATTATAAACAACATGATTAATTAAAAATTTAAAAAAATGATGAAAAAAAAGAAAATGTACAAAAAAGGTGGTAAGGCAAAACCATTCAAGCCGCACATGATGTACGATCCAAAAACTGGAAAAGGGTACAAAGCTAACACTATGGCAGATCACAATAGAATGGATAAAATGGGATATACTCACACTAAACCAAAAGCTGCTTATGGGATGAAGATGAAAAATATGGCTATGGGTGGTAAAAACTTAAAGCCAGTTGACAAACAAAAAAATCCAGGATTAGCAAAGCTTCCTACTGACGTAAGAAACAACATGGGGTACATGATGTATGGTGGTAAAATGAAAAAAGCTCCAGGTGGAATGAAAATGGGTATGAAAAAAGACATGATGAATTATGCTGGCGGTGGTAAAATGCTAAATGGTATGTCTATGCAAAAAGCTGGTATGGGTATGAAAATGAAAAAAGGTAATGCTGGAACTTATAGACAATTAGACTAATGGCGGAAAAAACCATCAGAAGAACTACTGGTAAAGGTGGTAACTACCGACCTACTAAAAAAGGCGCAGGAATGACCAAAAAAGGCGTAAAGGCTTATAGGGCTAAAAATCCTGGTTCAAAACTTAAAACTGCTGTAACAGGCAAGGTTAAACCAGGAAGTAAAGCCGCAAAACGTAGAAAGTCATACTGCGCTAGAAGTTTGGGTCAATTAAAAAGAAGTAGTAAAAAAACGCAAAACGATCCAAATTCTAGAATAAGACAAGCTAGAAGAAGATGGAAGTGCGCCGATGGTGGTAAAATGCCGAGTAACCTGTTTAGACAATTAGATTAATGGCTAAAAAAAATAAGTATACATTGCAATATTTATATGATTCTTATAAAAAAAAATATAAAGCTTTAGATATAGAAAAAGCAAATCAATATAATGATATGGCTATGAAGTTGCATAATGTAGATCTTAGACAAAGGTTTTTTGAAAAAGAAGAAAGAAAAGAACTTAATGCTGGGCCTTTTGGTTTAGGTAAGTCAAAAAAATTAAAGTATGGGTAAAATTAAATTTAATCCACAAAAATACAGACCTGTACCTAACAATGGACACCCAGATTTAAATACAGATTCAGTTGCATATCAAGAGTATTGGGCTCAAGAGACACAAAGATGTATAGAGGGTTTCAAGCCTAAAGGAATGAAAAAAATATCTGGTAAGTATTATTTTTATTTAAACTATTACAAGATATTAGGTAATGACGGTACGTCAGGTAATCGTAAAACATTGATACACCCCTGGTATAGAGCTATGGACCATGAATATTTTGATACCATAGAAACTTGTAAAGCTGAGGGTAAAGGAATGATTGTTATTAAGGCCAGAGATAAAGGCTTTTCTTACATGAATTCTGGAGCGGTAGCACACGAATACACTTTCTTTCCGTTTAATGATGTCGGTGTGGCAGCAGGACTACAAGCAACGGCAGATGCGTTCTTTGACAAAACTAAAAAAGGATTAAACGGTATACATCCTAACTTTAAACATTCAGTACTAAAAGACACTGACGGTATTATGCGTTCTGGATATAAACAAAAGAATAAAGATGGTAAGTGGGAGATAGGCGGCTATCAATCTACTATAATCTGCAGGACGATGGATAATCCAGAAGTATTTAAAGGAGAAAGGGTATCGCTGATGGTGTTTGAAGAAGCTGGAGAGTTTAAAAAGCTTAAGAACGCTTACATGTCCTCCAAAGCTTGTTTTATGGATGGTGATTTGCAATTTGGAATACCTATAGTTGGAGGAACAGGTGGCGACATATCTAAAGCAAGTAAAGATTTTATGGACATGTACTACAGTCATGACGCTTACAATCTAATACCTATGTTTATACCAGCATCTAGAGCTTATTACGGTTTTTTTGATATAGAAAATGGTAAAGAAAACGAAAAAGCTGCTAAAGAAAAATTAATAAATGATAGAGAAGATATACAAGTAAGTGGGGACAATGAAGCGTACAATCTGCACATACAAAACTATCCTCTTACAATAGAAGAAGCTTTTTTAAATACCCATTCGGCAAGATTTGACATATCTTTACTTAACGCACAAAGATCAAGAATATTGTCTAGTAAAGATCATAGAAGTCAAATACAAAAAGGATATTTAGAGTGGGAGCTAGGAGAAGAAGAGCCTACTGTAAGATGGAGGCCAGATCCAAATGGACCGTACAAAATTTTAGCACATCCAGAACTGGACTATAAAAATTTAGACATAGGCGGTATTGACTCTTATGATCAAGATAAGGCTGGAGCATCAGATTCTTTGGGTAGTGCAATAATTTATCGTAGATTTGCAAATACTGAAATGTCAAGCGATTACGTAATTGCAGAATATACAGATAGACCAGAAAAAAAAGAAGATTTTTGGGACGGTTGTTTGAAGCTAGCAGTTTATTATAATGCAAAAATGCTAGTAGAATATACAAAGATAGGTATTTTAGACTATTTTAAACGTATGAATGCGTTGAAGTACCTAAAACACAAGCCAGAGAGCGCACATAATCCTGGTACAAAAACAAGAAACAGATATGGTGTGCATATGAACAAACAAGTAAAGGCATTAATGGAAGATTTAATAGATGATTATTTAAGAGAAAGCGCCGAAGATATATGGTTCTTGGATTTAATAGATGAATTAGCTAATTATGGCTTACAGAATACTGACCGCGCTATTGCGTTTGGACTTTGTTTAATACATAACATAGATAATTATAGAATGCAAGTAAGCGAAAGAGATGAGGAGATAAAAGATATAGGATTTAGGTATTATAAAATGGGATATAACGGAATACCTACACAAATAAATTAAAATTATGGAATATACGTACAGCACAATGCCTTCAATGGTTTTGCCAGAGAACGAAAAAACACAAGATTGGTGTAGATCAGTATTATTAGCTATAACTAGCTATATGGGCGCTGAAGGTGGTTCTTACGCCACTTCAAGATCTAAAGATATAAGAAACTACCAAATATATAATGGTATTTTAAGTCAAGGTGATTATAAATACATAACAGAGCAATACGGGCTCACATATCCAGCTAGATTGGTTAATTATCCCATTATCACACCTAAAATAGACTTACTTGTAGGTGAAGAATTAAGAAGACCTTTAGATATGAAGGTAACTACAGTTAATAAATCTGCGGTTATAAGAAAACATGATCATAAAGTAAAATTAATGATGCATCACTTGTTAGATGAATTTCACAAAGAGATGAAAGAAAAAATGAGTTTTGACATTGTGGCTCAGGGCGACTCAGGGTTGCCTATACCAGAGGATATAGAAACGTATATGAAATATAACTACCGTGAAATGGTAGAGGAAACAGCACAAGACGGATTAGAGTATGTTACAAATAGATATAATTTAAAAGACGTTTATAAAGAGGGCTTCAGAGATTTGTTAGTAACAGGTAAATCATTTTATAAAGTTGATATACAAAATGGAGATCCTTTTGTAAGAAGAGTAGACCCTAGAACTATAGTTTACGATGATTCTATACATTCAGACTATCTTGATGACGCTTGTTGGGTTGGAGAAGAGAGATACCTTTCTCTGAACGAAATAAACGATGAATTTAAAGATAGCCTGACAACCGATGATTTAATGGAGCTAGATAAAATGAGAAACTTATACCATGGTGGCGATTTGTCTGACTACAACAGCAGCACTTTTGAATGGGTAGATGTTTCACACGGAAAAGAGTCAAGAATTAGAGTTTTAACAGCAGAATGGAAATCTTTACGTGCAATTAAATTTAAACTATCTGAAAACAAATACAACCCAAATAAACCTTTTAGAAAAATGGTAAAAGATACTTACAAGCCAAGAAAAGGGGAGACTATAGAAACAAAATGGGTTGATGATATATGGGAGGCAACAATGATAGGCGGAAAAATACTTGTAAACGCAAACAGAAGAGACAACCAAGTAAGAAGCGTAGATGATCCAGGAAAAACTGGTTTATCATACGTGGGATGTATACATAATAACACAACAGGAAATAGTATGTCTATGGTAGACATGTTAGACAACATACAAATGCTGTATAACATAGTGGTTTATCAAATAGAATTAGCTATGGCTCGTTCTGGTGGTAAGGCGGTAGTTTACGATGTTTCACAATTACCAACTAATGTAGGTATGGACATACAGCAAGTTCTTTATCACTTAAAAACAGACGGTATAATACCTATAAATTCTAAAGATGAAGGAAACCAAATACAAACTTTTAATCAGTTCCAGCAGATAGATTTTACTTTGTCACAATCTGTACAGCAGTTAATTAATTTAAAATTAATGTTGGAAGAAATGGCAGGACAGATATCTGGAGTGTCAAGACAAAGAGAAGGGGCTGTTGGTCAGTATGAATACGTTGGTAATGTACAAAGAAGTGTTGTTCAGTCAGCAACTATTACCGAAAGTTGGTTTTATTCGCACTCAGAAACAAAACAAAGAGTAATGGAGAGGGTATGTAATCTTATGAAAGTTTGTTGGGCAGGAGGTAAGAAAGCTGGTATGATTTTAGGAGATGGAGCTTATAAATTTTTAAATATTATGCCTGATATTGCTTTACAAGATTTTGGTGTTTATGTAGGAGATAGTGGTAAGGATGATTCTATGAAACAAGTAGTACAACAATTAGCACAAGCAGCCTTACAGGCAGGAAATATAGATATGTTAGGTGTAATTAAAGTTCTTAAGTCAGACACCATGACTGAGGCAGAAAAAGTCTTAGAACAAGCTATGACTGAAATGCAAAAACAACAACAGCAAAAAATGCAAGAGCAGGTGCAGGCCCAACAAGCGGCAGCTGAAGCAGCTCAACAAAAATTCCAAGCCGAAGCACAGCTTAAAGAGTTAGAAAATAAAGGCAAATTACAAGTGGCTGAGATAAGCGCTAATTCAAGACTTGAAGTTGCTAAAATTCAGGCAGATGCTAATAGAGATATGCATGATACTAAACAGCGTTTAGATATGGATAAAAAAGCAGCAGATTATTACATAGATAGAAAAAATAGAGAAGAAGACGCTAAAAAAGAAGAAGATAGCGCGGCGGTTGCAAAAGGCGCAGGAACAACAGCAGCAGACATCAAAAGAGCAGCAGAAAAGCTATAGCAAAAATTTTTGTATATTTGCAAGCTGGGAGTATTAATTAAAATAAAATAAAAAATGGCAGAAGAATCAAAATTAGTAGATGAAGTTGTAGAAAACACAACAGAATCAACAAAAGAAACTACAGAAAATAAAGATAGTTTTAATCCTCTTGCGTTTGCTAGCGATACATATGGGGTAAACAATGAAAAAAAAGAAGAAGAAACAGAAGAAGCAGAAGAGTCTAAATTAGTTGACGAGGTAACAGAAGAAAAGACTGAAGAAAAGACAGAAGAGGAAGAAAAAGAAGAGGGTTGGTCTTGGGATAGTAAAACCGAGGAAGAGCAAGCGGAAAAAGAAGAAGACTATGACTGGGAAGGCGCTGGAGAAACAAAAGAAGAAGCACCAACAACTGAAGAGGCTCTTACTTGGGCTAAGGTAGGTAAAGAATTAGGTATAGAGATAAACTCAAGAGACGAGTTTGTTAATACGCTAAATTCTTACACGGAAAAACTACAACAGCAAGCTCAACAAGAGCAAGCGCCAGTCAATAATCAAGTAGCGGAGCTAAGAACTTATCTTAACTTTTCTGACAGAGATTTAGTAGCTGAAGAATTAAAAGCAGACGGTATTGAAGATTCAGAAATAGAAGAATCACTAGACAAGTTAGAGGATTCAGGCATGATGAAAATGAAAGCTAAAAGCATCAGAAGAACAATAAATAACGCAATAGATCAGCAGACCACTGCAGTAAAACAACAAGAAAAAAAGGCAGCACAAGAAAGAAAAGAGCAAACAGAAAGAGCAAAAAAAGAATTAAAAAATCAAATCAAAGGTATGAACGAATTCATGGGCGGTAAGGTTACAAAAAAACAGAAAGAAGAAGTATATCGGTATGCTACAGGCGATATGATGAATGAAATATATGCAAATCATGCCAATGTTGCGGATGTTGCTATGTTTATGCTCTATCGTAAGCAAATTGAAAAAATTCTTCGTTCTCAAGGTTTAGAAGACGGCAAAGCCGCTATTATGGATAGCATAGTCTCGCCAAGCCTTAACACTGGAAAGGGCAAAGCTAACTTCAAAGTGAAGTCTAGTAAGTTTGATCCAAAAGCGTTCATGAGCGAGTAAGCTTATACGGTAAGACAAAGTCTGCTCATAGTTGAAAGTTAATTGAACAAAATGGTAAAATGTTTAATTAATAAAATATAAAAAAATGGCTAAATTATTTAAAGGAACTTATGGTTCTGGAACAACAGCCGAGAATGCTTTGAATACAGCACTTATGCAATACCCAGAGATTGCAAGAACGCTTATTCAACAGTTTCCTCGTTATGCGGCGACATATCTTTTAGAAAGAACAGGTCGTTTCGCTACAGAGAAAGTCTTAGGTGACAACTCTTTTGAATGGAAGGTTATGGGAAGATATAATCGTCCAAGTTTTAATGTTGGGTTTTTCTCAACTAATGGAACTTCATTTACAGCTTCTGGATCTGTTACTGCAACAGGCGGAACAATAGATGATGCAGATGCTAATGGTGATAAGTTCTTCTTAATTATAGAAGGTGATACTGGATCTAATGATAGAACAGGTAACTTCTTAAATAAATTTGATATGGTTAGATTCCAATCTGGAGCTACAGCAATCGTTATTGCTGATCCAGTAGCTAACACTTCTTCAAGTGGAGCTGCAACAGATCATATCATACAATTTGAAATGATAGACGCAACAGCACAGGCTTTATTACCAAGTGATATTGCTGACGAAGCTATAGTAGCATCTATTGGTTCTGCATTCCCTAATGGATCAGACGGTGCTGATGTGGGTGAAAACTTTATGTACCCTGCAACGCATACTAACTGGTTGACTACAATGCGTAAAAAGTGTTCTGTTACAGGTAAAGACCTTACTGATGTAACTTGGATTGAAAATAACGGTTCAAGATTATGGTACTTTACAAGAGAACAAATGATGATGGATGAGTTTATGTATCAACAAGAATTGCAAAGATGGTACGGAAGAAAGTCGGTAACTGACACAACTATTCAGAGACCAGGAGCTTATTCTTCTTCTGCACTAGGTACTTCAGGAACTCAAGCTTCATCAATTATTACAGGAGATGGTTTATTGGCTCAGATTGATTCTGCTAACCAAGCAACTTACTCTTATGGTTCATTAACTGAGGATATCATTACTGAGTTTATTGCTAAAATTTCATTAAATACACAATCAGCTGAAGGAAATGAGTTTGTTGTATTTACTGGAACTGAAGGTAGGTTAGCATTCCATAGAGCTATGAAAGATCTTATTGTTGCACCTGCGGGCGCGTTTACAGGAGGATCTATGTCAGGTGTAAATGGAGATGTTGACTTAGGAGCTAACTTCGTATCATACAGCGCGCTAGGTAATAAAATTACTATTGCTCACTGCCCTGTGTTTGATGATCCTAACTTGCATTCTGTAGCTGGTGGAACTAATTCATTTGGTGACAACAGATTAAGAGAATCTGCAAAGATGGTATTTATGGACTTCGGTAAGTCTACTGGTGTATCTAACGTAGAGTTAATTACAAAAGGAGCTGAAGGAGTTAACAGAAGTATGATCAAGAAGTATGTAGCTGGAATGGTGAATCCTTATGACCAACAAGCAATATTGGCTGCTAATGCTGATGACAAATTTGAAGCACACGTGCTTTCAGAAACTGGAATCATTGTTAGAAACCCATTGTCTTGTGGTATCTTAAGTGCATCGTAATTATTAACCTTTAAAAATTAGAAAATATGGCAAATAGATGTTTTTTTTACGCTGCTGATTCAGCTGCAGACTCAATTGCACTAGACACTGATAAAGTTATGTCAATTAGAACAACAGATTCAACTACTGTAGTAATTGACTATACAGATTCAGGTGGTGCTGCTAAAGCAATTACTTTAGGTACGACAGAAGCAAAAACAGCTTCAGTTGTACAAAATATTGGAAGGCTAGTTTTAGCTGGACGAGGAATTGTTACTTTAGCTGACGATGTTAATTCTATATATGGTATTGACGGAATTGAAGAAGTAGACTCAATCACGCACGCGTAATAATAATTAATTAACGGAGGTCTGTAGAAGATAGTGCCTTTATGCAGGCCTCCTATTTATAAACTTTAAAAAATTTAGAAAAATGGCAATAAAATTTGATTTTAACAAACTAAGAACTGCAATTAAAAAGTTCACAACTGGAGTAGACACGTCAAACGGTACATTATCTGCAGGAGAGCAAGCAAAATTTGCTCCTCACATGCAAATAGCTAGGCCTGTTGAAGAAATCTCTAACAGCTCTGCTGTTACAAGAACATTGACTACAGCAGAATCAGGAACTTTATTTGCTGTCAGTATGGCGGCTGTAGACAATAATGTTACAATAACTTTACCAACAGCAGCAAATTCTGCTGGAGTATATTTTGACTTTTGTTTTACAGTTGATTCTGATGACGATGCAGATTTTATCTTGACAACAGGACTTGATGCAACTGATATATTCGGTGGTATTATTTCTACTGCTGCTAATGATGATGTTGATGCATTTAATGGTGTTTCAAAAATTACCGTTGATGGATCAGTAGCTCAATCAGCAGAAGGGTTAAGACTTGGTGTTTTATGTGACGGTGTAAACTGGCACTTACAAGGACAAATACCAACTGCAATAGCAACAGTTCATTTAGTTGGTGGTGCATCTGCATAATTGTATGTAGATTAAATTAGAGTTTCGGGGGAGCTTCGGTTCCCCCAAAATTCTTATATTTGTAAAATGAGAACAAGACTAGTATACAGAAACGGGAAAGTAATAGAGCAAAAAGAAAATGAAATACAAAAGCCTAAAGGTAAACAAGTATTTTCAATAGGGAATAGATCAGGTTTTAAATGGGCGAAAAAATCATCTAATAAAACATGGATAGAGAACGGAAATGTAATTAGAGAAAAAAAGGGAAAAAAAGTAAATAATTAACAGGGAGTAATAACTAAAAAGAAAGAAAATGAAAAGACACATAGTACACATTAAAGCAAAAAATGCTGGAAAATTTAATTATTGTAAGTTTGGAAATTACAAAGACAAATCAGGTAGAAATATAGAGCTGATAGATATAAACGATCAAAAAACTGACGGGTTTGAAATGTTTCAGCCGCTAGTATCTTTAGATATAACAAAAAAACAAGACAAAAGATCTTATGAGTTTTTAAAAAACCATCCGTTAATAGGTAAGTTTATTGTTGAGGATGTTAGAGCTAACGAAGAAAAAAACGCAGAAGGTGCGTTAAAAAGCGCAGAGGCAATCACAAAAGCAACCAGTTTATCTATGACGGCTATGAATGATATAGCTGTTCTTATGGGTCTAGATCCAGACGTAGACGAAATAATGTTAAGAGCAAAAATAATACAATACGCGAATACTACGCCAGAAAAATTTTTAGAGCTTACTAATGATATAGATCAAGAGTATAGAGTTTTTCTAAAAAAAGCAGAACACAAAAAAGTATTATCAAGAATAAATGGAGTTTGGAAACACGGTTCTTTGAATATAGGGCTTTCTGATGATCAAGCTATAGTTTGGTTAAAAGATAACGCAGATGTATACGCGTTACTTAGAAGACAGCTAAGAACAGGAAAACCTGCTGTAGAAGAAAAAACAGAAAAGACTTTTGTAGAAAAAGATAATGATCAAAAACCACAAACATTGTCAAGTAGTATTATAAAAGAAATGGAAACTACAGAAGAAAAACCAAAGGGTTGGTTTGGTAGTAAAAAAAAGTAATAAATGAATTTAGACGAGGCTCATAAATTAATGGATCTCCTTTTAGACAAGGCTGATCAACCTTATTTTACAAATGAAGAAAAAAACGAATTTTTAAAATTAGCAATATCTGATTTTATAAACTTTCATTATGACAAGATGCTAATTGATGAAGATTCAAGAAAGGCTATGGCTCCGTTTATAGATTATAATGGTTTTACTTTGAGTAAGGCTGAAATATTAGGAGGATCATTTATATATAATAATAGATATCCCGCTTTTTCTGAAAAATATTTAGACACTAGTTCTACTGGCGAAAGGGGCTATTTTAAATATGGAAATCAATATATGGTGCCAAAACAACACTTATATGTTTTAAATATTAGTGCTCATACTTATAATGTTAATGAAATTATTGATTTAACAACAGGACTGCCTTATTCTAATGTAACAACTAGCGATATAAAGACGTCTGAGGCTATGCCAGTAAAGAATGTAGATATTAGAGATTTCTATCATAACCGACATACACCAGACCCTTTTAACTCATCACGTGACCCAAGAGCTGGCGGCGGTTCTGAAAATTTACAATGGGCATATATAGAAAACAGAATAATTTTTAGCTTTGCGGGAGCGATCCGTAGCTTATACATGCAAACTATATTGCTGCCTTTATTAGAACAAGCTTTTACTGATGTTACTGAAGATGCCTCTGCAGTACAAGGAAGCATGGCGATACCTTTACATTATCAAAATCAAATAATAGAGGACGCTGTGCTTAAAATGACAAGAACGGATGTTGGAATGATGACTGGTCCAAATTAAAGTAAATAGAGAGTTCTTTTGCTCCCTGCTGCAAAAATAGGTTAATACTAGAAATAGTTGAGGCCTATTTTTGTTTTATACAGAAAAATTAATTAATTTTGTAAACACCTAAAACTGCGCCTAATGATTACATTAAACGAAATAGCCTACAATATAAAAAACCTAGCTTACGGAGGGCAAAGCAGTTTAGAAAACAAAATAAGCATACAGCAAATTAAACACTGGATACACTATCATAGAGCAAAACTTTGTATTGATTTAGTAAATAAAAATCAATTTCGTTACGATGGATGGACACAATCACTAAGTGTAACAACTCGTAATGCAGCTTTAAGTGACGTAGCCGTGTATGACAACGCATGGGATATATACAACAAAAATATAGCGTCTAGTCCGCCATCAACAGCATCCACATATGTACAAAATTTACCAAAAGACAGTTCAGGTGAATTGTCAGGACAATTTATAGCGTTAGGTAGTATATCTGCAGACATATCATCGCAGACTTGGAGGGAAGCTCAAAACCTAGATGTATATGGACGAGAACTGAGGGGTACAAAAAAATATAAAGGTGATTTTAGAAATTTCGGTATATTTCAGGGCTTTATACCAAAGCCTATAATTTTACCAGGCAAAGATCTAGTAAAGGTAGTTAAAATACAAAGATCAACTCATTTTCCTGATGATTTTACAACGGCACAAAACGAAGCTGCAGGCGGCGCAACTACCAGGACTTTATCCTTATATCAAAGAAGCAATGAAGATTTATTTTACAGAAGTAATAAATTTACAGGTAGTAATGATCCATTTTATTCTTTACATTCTGCGAGATCAAGCTTCTTTACTTTACCAACACATTGGAATAGTTATAATCGTAAAAATCCTCAATATTTCATAAAATTAAACAATTTAGAAATATCACCTAATTATCATGGAGATTTACACAGTCCAGGTGAAAAGAAAATATTTTGGAAATACTCATGTGATGCACAAATGGTTTTAGAAAATCCAACAGAAATTAGTTTTATGAAAAATTTTATTTGGAGTAATGAAGAAAAATTTGATGACGCAGAAACGATTTATCCAATACCTTTAGAATATGTTAGTGATTTAATTCAAAGAGTATTACAAATAGAAATCCAAACAGAACTTAAAACTATGCCTGATATGATTGTTGACGGTCAAGATGATAACGAAAAAATGAAAAAAAGTGGGGCACGAGTACAAAGATAAATACGTATCAATTAAAGATATATTTAAAAGTATAAAAGGTAAATTTTCAAAAAAAATTAGCTACAAAACTTATTACAGCATAATAACAAAGTTTTTTGAAATTACAATAAGAGATGTAGTAGAAAGAAGTCGTCAAGTTGTTTTACCTAAAAAATTAGGATATTTAACTTTGGAAGAAAAATTACATACCAGGGCGTTTCACATAAGGGTAGACAATCATGCTACAAAAGAAAAAGGAGAAACGGTTTTTTTTAAGGTACCAATATTAAATGATTACTACAAAAAATTAATGTGGATAAGACCACCCAAATACAGACACTGTAAGGTTTTACCGCTAAGTTATGCAAAAAAAATAATAAATAAAAATTAAAAAATATGGCAGATACTGATATTAATGCATCATCCTTAACCGTTACAATAACAGAAGCTCTATCCGTAGGGCATGATGTAGGAACATCCGATGCAAGAGATTTTGCGCAAACCTGTACACACACATTTGCTTCTATTGCAAACGTTTCTAAGCGCGTGTTAAAATTAGAGAATACAAACCTAACAGAAGTAGCAACATTTTCTACTGGAGAATCGGTAGGAACATTTAAAAGAGCCTCTGTAAAATACATAAGAGTAACAAATTTAGATGGTACAGATGCTCTGCAAGTAGGCCTAGATGACGAAGATTCTGATGCTGCATACACTGAAGTAGCTCCTGCTTCTAGCATAATGTATACAGGCACAAAAGTAGAAGGAGGAAATGGAGGGTCTACACTTGATAATGCAACCGCTTTGAAAGTAAAAGGAGTGGCTGGACATACACTAGAAGTATTTATTGCTTCAGTATAAAAATTAAATTATGCACATAAACATTGATAGAATATTTACTACTGTATCTAGAAATTTAGGCTTAATAGATTATGCTAATCATATACAAGATTTTGTAGAATGGACGTATGAGGCAGAAAAATTAATAGGAAGTAGAGACACTTTTTTACAGAAAGAAGCTACGTATAATTCAACAGGAGCAAAAGCAAGCGCTACAATAACATTTAGCGATGTTCCAGCAGAAGGAGACTCAATAACTCTTAATGGTGTAAAATTGTATTTTAAAAGCTCTAGTAATATAGGTCAGGCTTATTTGCCTAATGAATTGACTATTCAAGCAGGTAGTTTGTCCTCTACGTTAGATTTAGCCGCACAGCCTTATGGTTTGATACAAAGTTTAAAAGGAGGAAGTGGATCAGGAGGAACAACAGGTAAACACATGAAATCAGCAATATATAACTACCCAGAACTATTAGATATAGCTGAATATAGTGTGGACACAACAACTGGAGTTTTGACAATAACTGCAAAAGAAATTGGACATGAGGGTAATGACTATACATTAGCCTGTGATGGCGAAAATATAGAGGTAAGTTCAAACACCTTAACGGGGGGTAAAGGTAAATACAGCAACCAACAACTCGTATTACCAGAAGACAATATAAAACTTTTAAGCGTAAGAGTTGGTGCGGGAGATGCTTTGAATAAAAATTCTGATATAAGAAAAACCTCGTCAGTGCACAGAGGCAGAGTGGGTGTACAGTCAAATAATTTACAAAGAGCATTTAGGTATTATTTAGAAGGAAATAGATTAAATATTACACATGATAATTTACAAGAGATAACTATATCGTATTTAAAATACCCGACAGACCCTAGAGGCTATCCTATGGTAAAAGAAGGTCACGAAACTGCTGTAGCTCAATACATTATGTGGCAAATGAAATTAATAGAATTTTACAATGGAAAAATACCACAATATATTACCAAAGAATTAGAAAAAAGATGGTATTTTCTGTGTGGCAAAGCAAGAGGAGATGACAGCATGCCTACGTCACAAGAAATTAAACAAATAGGCAAGCTTTGGAATACTTTGGTTCCTATAAGCAATGATTCTAATAGTTTATTAGATTTATAATATGGCCAAAAAAAACAAACCAAATAGACCTCCAGTTAGACCAGGCATATCAAAGCCAGAAAGCTTTACGCATGGTATGATTAGCGACTTGGATCCTCATTTTCAATTAGAAGGAAGTTATAGCGATGCACAAAACATAAGGCTTACTAATTCAGAAGGAGACACGTTTACCGTAGAAAATATAGAGGGTAATAGTTTATTTGTAGATTTGTCTAATTATCCAAAATCAATACCTACGGATCAAGGTACAGATAATGATTATCCAACGTTTTATGATAGAGGCCCTAATGCAACTATCACTAATAACCAAGAATTGTCACAAAGATGTTCAATAGTGGGACACGTGTCTTATGCAAATCAATTATTGTTGGTTATAGTGGGTGTGTTTGAATATACTAATATTAAAACAACTATTGTTTCAGAGCAAAAAAACAGAACTATATTTTTATTAATAGATTTTGATCACGAAATGCGAGTTCAAAAAGTTACTGACTTAAGGGTTTGTTACAACGCGCAGGGCTCTGATGGTAATTATCCAGACTTGAACATGGATTTAGATATGCCAATAAAAATAGAACATATAGTTGAAAACGAAAGTATATCTAGGGTTTATTGGACAGACAACAAAAATCCATTACGAACCCTTAATATAAAACAAAGGCGTTTAGACAGTATACAGCCCACCTCTTTAGATATAACTCCTTTAATGAATGCGTCACAGCCTGTTCTTGGTTTAACGTTATTTGGTTCTCTACCAGTAGGGGTTTATCAATATTCCTATAAATATATATCAGAAAACGGAGGAGAGTCTACTTTTTCTCCTTTAAGTAACATGTATCATGTTTCTGATCAATCTTTTAGTAATTCTCAAACATATGCAGGTGGACCCAAAGGTAATTTAGGAACACAGGGCTTTCAAATAAATGTTGAGGACATAGATCAAAACTTTGCATACATAGAGCTGTATTCTTTGTTTTATGATGATTTAGAAAACGCACCAAGGGTTGCGGTAGTAGGAAGAAACACTATATCGGGAGCAACATCTACCTTTCAACACACTGTATGGAATAACGAAGTAGATAACGGTCTTGAAGAAATACTTATAGAGTCTAATACTTTTGATGTATGTAAAGATATAGCCATCAAAGATAATATTTTGTTTGCTGCGAACTTAAGACAAAAAAGAAATTTTATTTCAGAAAAGGAGTGGAATGTAAAAGTTATGCGATGGAGAATAGAACCAGGAAACACTACAAACAGGCTAGATGCTATGCTTACAACAGATGATAAGGAGGTAAAGCATTATGATGGTGGAGTTGAAATAACAGACTATACTATAAACAATTATGGCCATTCTTGTGGTCACGGCCAGTTATTGGGCGCCCCAGGTACTATGTATGAATCTACTTCAACCGCATATACTTACTTCCAATATAACGGAACATTAAACGTTCCTATGTGGACAACAGCATTAGCCAACCAAAGATTATCAGCTGGCGCAGTAGGTACCAATCGTAATGCTTACCCGCAACTTTTAACTTACAGGTTCCTGCCAGACAGGGCAACTTTAGGCGCCGAAAGTTTTAATTACACACAAAACACACTTGGTGGCTGTAGGGTAACATTTGGAGTAGAAGAAAAGGTAGCAGATATATCACAAAACGCTTACAACGCCCCTTTTATATCTTCTACATCTAATGGAGAACAATTAAACACAGAGTTTCCTACAGGCAATACGGTATTTAAAACTTCAATGAATTTAGGGGGGTCAAAAGACCCGCATCTTGCTGGTGATAGAAGAGGATATCAAAGGGGAGACATATATAGATTTGGTGTTCAAATTTATGATTTAAATGGAGCGCCAGGAAATGTATTATGGATAGGCGATATAGAAACACCTCATCAGCATGATGTGCTTAGGATGATTAATTTCAAAAATAAAAGCGAGGTAGCCAATACAATAAATTATAGTCCAAATTTACCGACACTTACAACTTCAGGCTTGACGGGTACAAGAAACATAATAAGTCACAAAAAAATACAAGATCATAGATTGTCTTTTGTATATGGACACACAGTGCCGCCTGTGAGTGTAGAGTGGTTTAACGATAGAAAAAATGGAACTCACACAAACAAGGATGCGTATGTTGGATTTGATGGCCGAACGTTAAGCTTAAACTATAATCCAGCAGGTAACGATAGTAATGTAAAGTTTTTTGGTGGCCTAATAAAAGCTACGCCAGCTGATTACGATTATTATTTTGCAGCACAACCTTGGACTGGAGACTTTTTAAATCACTTTACCGTAGCTAATAATCATGATGATGCACATCATTTATTTGACATGTATGTTTATTTTGAATTTATGATACCTAGTGATGTGTGTGATAAAATATCAGGATTTAGGGTAGTAAGAGCAAAAAGAACAGAAGAGGATAGAAGGATAGTGCAACAAGGACTTTTAAATCAAACAGCTCAATATGGTAATGCACAATTAGGACAAAAGTATGGTTATGATAATACTGCATTTTCTCAAAAAGATAATGAAATGTTTGACGACGACCCTGTGTTTGTAAATCAAAGTCTGTCTGCTGGAGCTACAAGAACTTTGCCAGAACAGCCTGAATATAATGTTTATTTGAATGGATATTTAGGTTTGGCAGAGAACTCTCATTTATGTTTTTTTAACGATACTATTTCTGATGGAAAAGCAACAGTTGGAGGAAACTTAGGAGGAAAGACGTTTTTTTGGCCTGAAAGGGAAGACGTAAGAAAACATCTAGACACTGCCCAAAGATATCACGCTAGATTAAAAAATAATACACCGAGAGGTGGTCCAGGAACTGCAGGTAGACATAGAAGACACACTGCACATTTTGGAAGTTACGACAAAAGAGCAAAATATCAATTTAGTCAATCAAATTTAGGATCACAATCTAATTATAGCGTAAATCATTCTCAAATAAGCGGCTCTGTGTTTACGTTAGACGCGCCAGATAGTGCTTTTGGTATAAGACCTTATGTTTATAGAGAGGGGGATATGTTAAGAATTGACTGCACGATGAAACTTACAAATGAAGTAAGATATTTAAATGACCCAAACCCTAAAGACAACATGCAGCAAAGGTCCTATATGAGTTATGTACACGGAGTCGGTAATATAAAGTCTCAAGCCTCAACAAATCAGGTGCAAAATCAAACAGGAGACTGGACTGATGGCGGTTCCACAGCTGGAACACAATTATGGGAACCACATCTCCATACTGAAACTAGATTTAATTCTTTACAATTCTCAACCGAAAAAGAAGTTGACGAGTATTACAAAGTTTTAATTGGCAAGTATTATTGTTACGAGCCTTATTTCGGAATAGGTATGGAGCTAGAGGGAGGAGAGTCTTTTGGGAATGTTAACGAAGGTTTAAGCTCACCCTATTGGCAACAACCGAGAAGAGCATATGGATGGCAGTTACCTATAGCTAATGCAAAAGAAATAACAGATGGTGAAATTATACCTAGTGGTTTTTTTAGTATATCAACTAGAATAACCCAAGGTTATGTAAATGGTTTTTCTAACAATACCCTGGGCTTTGTGAAAGGCGCACGATATACAGAGCCTGGCGGCGGAGTAGATAGTAGATTTCAAAAAAGATATTGGGTTTTTGGATCTGTAAATAAAAAAGTAGCGCATATTTTTGATGTAAACTCTAGTGGAGAAATATTAACAACACAAGACCCTTTAAAAGAAGACTATAATTATGACACTGTCTCCACTATGCAAATGGGCTTAAGGTCAATAATTATTGAGGTAAACAACAGGGCAAGTGAAGCTAGAAAATATGGTCCAGGCCGTACCGATTCTTATTTTGTGAATCAGGCGTATCAAAATATGGACTCATGGTTTGCGCCGTTAAATATTTCAGCATTGTTTGAACACAGCAGGTGGAGAGGGGAAAACGCAAATGGTGGCTATATAGGTAGCCCTGCTTATAGAAACCCGATATGGTCGGGATACATTACTGACAAGCAACATGGCGGAAATTGGCATTCGGGTCACGGTAATGAGACTCACGACCAGGGTCAGCATGATTTCAATGTAGAAGGAAAAAGTTACGTTCCTTTTAAGCATTTATGTTCTATAATAAGACAAATAACGCCTTATGGAGGATACAATAAATCAAGTATAGAAAAAACTAGATATATACCGTGTGGTAATTTTCATCCAGTAGGTCCAGGAACAGGGACTCGGCAAGGCCATGGTTCGCAGGTGTTTGGAGGTGACACCTTTGTAAATCTATATTCGCATCAAAAAACATCTTCACCTTATATGAAACATTCTGCATCTAGGTTTCAGGTATTTCCAGTGGAATCATATGTTAATACTGATATGCGAAGTGGATTAACTTTAAATTCAGGTGACACAGTTGTAGGTAAAAGTATGAATGAGCCACCATTTAGTAATGATTGGCTTTATAACAGTGTTTATTCTCAAGAAAATACAGTTAAGTCTGGAATAATGATTGATGAGGAAACAATAGATGACAGCTTAAATTTACCTTACGAAATAGCATACTCAAACACAAAAATACTTGGTCAAAAGTCAGATGCATTTAGACAGTTTCCTATAAATCAATTTCACGATATGGAAGGTTTATACGGAGAAATTAATAGTATTGTTAATTTTAAAAATGAACTATATGTACTGCAAGATCATGCTTTTGCAAAACTTTTGGTAAATCCATTGTCTATGCTAAGTGATGATGCAGGTACTTCATTGTTTACAGGAACAGGAGAAACGGTAGAAAATCATATTTATATATCAACTAAATATGGCTCTAATCAAAGATTTAGTGTAACTATGAGTGAAAAATCATTGTATTTTGTAGACACTAATTATGGAAGGCTTTTTAAATATGATACAGAAAAATTAATTTCATTAGGAGATGCTTTTGGGCAAAGAAATTACTTGAAGTATATAATGAAAGATTGGGAACATAGATCCTCAAGGATATGTCCATCAACCTCAGGTGGCGGACCATCATTATTTGGAGCTTCAACAGCACATAGTTCAGGAACTTCGGTGCACGGCCCTCTTACTGGTAAGCTTGATAGTTTTGAAAAAAAGACACAATCCAGAAATTATTTAGCAGATAATCCTCTAAAGTTTTTAGGAGTTACTTCTATCTATGATTATAAAAACAAAGAATTGATGGTTACTTTTCATAATTCTGCATGGGGAGGAGGCTTCAATCAAAGAAGAATTTTTGCTAGGAAAATAGATAATCATTATGTGGGAAGCACTGTAAACGGGGAGCCAGCCACTATATCACAGACATTAGTCTATAGCGAGGCTATAAATTCTTTCACCTCTAGATACACAGTTACGCCTCCACAATGGTTAGCAGGAGGTAAGGGGTCGTTCATATTATGCCCAGAAAACCAAGCCACTGTAAACGAGTTGAATAATGTAGGAATGAACGACGATAGTTTTACATCAGGATATCCACACAGGCCATATCATATACATAAGAGTATAGACAGTCAATTTATTCAAGATTTAAGAATTAATCCTCTTAAGCTATGGTTATGGGATTATCATGGTCAGCAAAACAAAACACATTTTTTTGGTGCAAATAGATCTAACATAAGGAGACTGCCTGTTACAGATTTTAACGGAAATTCTACTGTACAAAAAGTAGTTGCACAGGGAGACTTAGACGTGCAGCCATTTGCAGATGAGGCTTACATAGAAAAAGTTATTAACAGCGAGGCAGCAAACAGCAAGGTTTTTGACAACGCAAAAATAGTTATGACGCCTAAACATGTAGATTTTTCTTTCATTGATTACACTACAGATATCACGCATGACACAATAAAAGCAACTAGTAATTTAGATGAAAAAACTGAATTGTTAGATGAAACTGAACAGTTGATTATAAATAGAAGATACGAGTTTAATTCTACACTGCATGGTTTCGGCGCAGTAGATAGCGGAACTGCGCTCACGGCAACAAGTATGCTAGGAGTAAATAGTATGACGCTACCATCCTCTGGTGGAACGAGTCAATTGTTTACTCCTAATGGGGCAAGGGCTATTAATCTTCCAGGTAAATACAACAATATCGTAAGAATGAAATTAAAAAGAAATTCAGGTTCTGGTTGGCTTGGAAAAGTACAATTTATAGGATACGATCCAGTTAGGTCAAAAAGAGGGGACTATTTACGTGCCAATTTTCATTCTAGCAGAGAGGCAACTATACCTGAACCAGAAGGAATAGACAACGATTTTGTAATAGCAGAATGGGATATGTCTGAAGTAGGAGGATTATCAACCAATCCTGCGTCGGGGGCAAAAAATCATTCAGGACCATTTGGGGCAACTGATGGAGCGGATTATAAAGATTGTATAATAATGATGCTCAAATTTATGTTAGTAACTGGCACCGCTGTATTTGAAATAGAGTGGATAGAAATAGGCGGCCTGAAAGCTGATAAATATATAGACGGCACATTGAGATTACCGCTTAGAACAGAAAAAAGTACAAAAAGAACAAGAGGTACGTATGCAAAAATAAAATATACTGCACGAACAACAGAAAAATTTAATATCTTTGCAATACTTGCAAAGTATAGAAAAACTTTATAGATTTACACAATATGAGCGCACAAGATATCATAAATACATTTAGGTACAGAGATATATTAGGAAATCTAGATATGGCAAATAAAGCCAATAATATGGCTAATGTAAGATTTGATAGCGCACCAATAAACCCGTACTCTTCTGGGGCTTTTACAAACAGGTCAGCAAGAAACATATATAACTCTTTTACAAACGTTCAAAATCCAATGGATGCTTTTAATGAATACAAACCCTATTCAGGAGTAAATTTAATTAATCAAGGAATTCAGGGGTTACAATACGGAAATATTGCAAAACAAGTTTCTCCATTTATAAAAACTGCTGCCTCTAATCTGGCTAAGAAAAGTTTTCCAGGCGCAGAAAGTTTTAATTTAGGTCCTGCCGCAACGGTATATGGTTTAACACAAAATCAAAATCCATACGATTTTACAAGAACTGAACAGCTAGGTACTATTGCGTCAACAGCAATGGCAGCTGGCCAGTTAGCAAAATTAGCTGGCATAGGATCTGGAGGAAGCGCGCTAGGAGCAGCATTAGGTGTACACCCAGCCGTTTTACTTGGGGGTGTATTATTAGGAAGTATATTTGGAAGAAAGAAAAAGAAAAAAGCAAAAAGATTAAGAAAACAGGCTTTTGCTGATATAAAGGAACAAACAGATGAAATTTATGATACAAGGGCAAGACAGGTAGCTGAGGGTCGTGAAGACATGTTAGCCGAACAGCAAAAAAGAATGTATGAAGAAAAAGTAGGCCGCTATGATAATCAATATGGGGGTAATATTAGAGGAGAAGAGGGAATGAAAATGAATTCTGATATTGTGGCAGAGTTTACAGGAAATGAATTAATAGTAAATGATCAAGATGCTTTAGAACAAGATTTAGCGCAAGGAAACAATGCTCGTGTAGCTAATAGAATAAGAAAAGCTATGAAAGGCGGAAGGATAACACCAGGCAAAGAAACACATAAGAAAAACCCTATACCTGTCGGAAAAGACGGAACTATGTATACAAAGGGAGGCCCTTTGTCATTTAAGGTAGGTAAGGGAGCAGGCGTATATGATCATGCTACCGATCAATTCAAAATGGATATGACCGATAACGAAATAACAGAAGTTGTAAAAAAGAATATGAAAAAATGGAGAAAAAATAATATGGCATAATGGCGGAAATAACTAAAGAAATAGCAAAAAAAGATGCCCAAAAGTTATTTGACTCTATTGGAAGATTTACAGGTTCAGGCTGGGTTACTACAGGAGAAAAAGGAAATACTGTAGTTGAATTAAAAAAAATTATAAAAAAATACAAAGATTCTGCTGATTTAGATTTACTTGAATCTGCATATGAGCAGATATACAAAACTGGAATAGAGACTACATTGAAAGGAGAGTTTACTGGCCAGCAGAGATTACAAGATAGGTTTGATGAATTAAGAAAAGAAAATCCTAACAAGTCTTTACTAGAGTTAGATTTAATTGACGAGGGTAGGGAGTATTCAAAAATAAAAAGAGACGAACAAGGGTCTATTACAACATCTTTGTTTACTAATGTAGCAGACTTATATTCTAAACACAAAGACTCGGTGCCAGAAAGAACAGAACTACCCAATCAAGATATAACTTTAGAACAAATAACAGAAAGGTTTCAGGGAGGTGACAAAACAATACCTTTAGATGAGGATGCTATTAACGCTTTAGACAGCACAAAAGCTATTGATATAATAATAGATAACAAATTACCGCTAACTGATGAGGGTAGAGGGACTCTAGCTGGGTTTTTAAAATTTGCACCTGAAGACAAAGTAAAAAAATTTAGGTCTATTTATTTTCCACAAGAAGAAGAAGTAGTTACTGAACAGCCAACACTTCCTTTAGATGAAAGAGAAGATGTACGGCCAGTAGGAGAACAACCTATTATAGATCAAGATGAAGACGCTATTCCTGATACTGTAGACATTGACGCTGGTACTGGAACAGATAAGACAGTAGTAACTAAACAAAAAAAGGTTGAGGACACGCCACAAAATAGAGCAAAAACAATAGGCAATGCTGGTAAATCTTTGTTACAAGGAGCTGCTTCTATTATAGATAATATAGGAGGCCCAGGAGCTATAATATCATATGTTATGGGTAAAAAAGGGTTAAAAGCAGCTATGAAGCAAATAGAGCCACAAGCAAGGCCAGAGTTGTCTCCAGCATTTATGCAGCATTTAAGACAAACAAAAGAATTAGCAAAACAAGGATTTCATCCAGATGAAGAGGTTGCATTTAGAAAAGAGTTAGATAAGAGTTATCAAATAGGCTTAGAAAACGCGGTAAGAGGATCAGCTGGGCAAAGGGCTAGGTTTCTAGCGCAATCAGGAGTGCTAGACGCACAAAGGTCTTCAGCCTTATTAGACTTTGCGGTAAGAGACAATGAGATACAAAGAAAAAATGCAGATAAATATGAAAAAATGATGCTGTTTAAAGAAAATTTTGATATACAAAAAACAGAACAAGATAGACTAGAAGACATAAAAAGACAAGAAGCTAATAAATCAGCAGCTGCAAAATTTACTTCAGCAGCATTTACAAACGCTTTGTCTGGTTTGAAAAAAACAAACGTGGGAGCTATAGTAAACACTTTTCTTGGCGCAAACCCAAATACAAATAAAATAAATCAAGTAAATCCTATTGATTATACGGCAGCAGGAAAGTTTTTTCAAGGGTTACAAAACAAAAATAATTAAAGAAATATGTCAACAATAGATTATGGATTTTTTGAAGCGTTAACTGGACCGCTACAATCTGCAAATGAAATAAGTCAAAACCGTGATCAAGAAAGGTTAAGAAACTTACAGTTGCAGGAACAGGAATTTGCTTTACAGCAAAGAGAGACAGATAGGCAAAACGCATTAGCGCAACAGATGATGGAGTTTTCAAAAGCGGCACACGCAGATATATTTACACCATCTCATAAATTTACAAGAGAAAAGGATGCGCAAGATTATGCTAAGTGGTATCACGATTATTCTGGATATACAGACATAGAGCAAATTTTAAAACAGTATGGGTCGCTAGCGCAGGCTTATCGTGACCCTAGACTACAAGAAGCGTTGAACACATACAAACAAAGAGTGTCAACACCTAGCGAAGACCCAACAAAAGGAAACCCTATACTTTTTAGAGCTCAAAGAAACTTTCAAGCTTTGGAACTTTATAAAAGGTATGCGATGGATGGTAAAAACAAAAAATATCTTACAAGTAATTCGCACTCCAGATATCAAGCTTGGAAAAATGGAGAAACTGATAATTTTATATACACAGGCGTTAGAGGTCCTTATTTAGACAATGTAGCAAAAGAAATGGATAAATCACAACAAGTTGATTTAGAAACCGTGTTATCTGAAAATTTTTCTTCCGTGCAAGCAGATATGGTAAATGATTTAGGAAGGCCTGCAAATTCTTTTAGTACACAAGATATGTTAAATTGGTTAGGAAAAGAATTAAATTACAATGCAGCCAATAAAACTTTTGCAGGACAATCAATGTTCGGCGCAAAGGATGTAGAAACAGATTATGCTACAGAAGTTCAGACAGCAATAGATGCTACTAGGAAAAACGGAATAAGTACAGGTAGTGATTACTTTAGACTGCAAGATCAAGGGATATCATACAAAGATGTATTTGACAGCGAATCAGGTCAAAATTGGGATAGACTTGGAGGGTATGACAGAAGTAGCGCGCCACACAGTACGATGCGGTCACCTGTATCTAAAGGATATCAGCTAGTAGCTGGAGGCCAAGTATTAGTAAACGACCGTAATCTTGAAACAGCATTTACAAATTCATGGGCAGGTACATATGATGATGGTAAAACGCCAAGATACAATTCGTCAGACAGAAAGATTTATGGTGTACAAATGAAAGATACATACGACAGAAGAGGGCATAAAATAACAGATCAAGATATAGCCTCTACATGGCTTGGAGGTAAAGATTTATGGCAAGAGTCAGAAACAATGGACTTGAATTTAAACGGATATTTTGTTGCACTAGAAGCAACTAATGCAGAAGGAGATAGTTTTCTGCTAGTAGATGTTGCAAACGAAAAAGAAAAACAAAAACTTAAGGATGAGTATGGAGATGTAGTTTTCAAGCCAACTTTAGTTGCAGAGTTAATAGATAAAGATTTAGGTCCAGACGACCCTTACTATAAAAAAGTTGATATGGGTATACCAAGCATAAGAACGGCTATTAACAGTAAGCTGGATTCAGATGCGCTAAGTAAAACTTTAAATCAGATGGCTACATATGAAGAAAAAGTAACACAAAGAGGTTATCAGCAAAAACAACTAGATTCTCGTAAGTCGGTTCTGTTAAAACAAATGAAGCTAGACAGTCAAAACGAATTAGACGAAATAGTAGCAAGATATGACAATTCATTAGGAATAGGTCTTTCTACTGCAGGTGTGCCTACAAATAAAATTCAACAAGCAATTCCTATGATAATTGCAGACTTATATGTAAATTCGCAAAAACAAAAAGATTTTCCAGTGGTTTTAGAAAGAGATGCGCAGGGCAACCCAACAAAACAGGCTACAAATCCATATCAATTAATGGCCTTCCAGGCTCAGCAATTAAAATATGGATTAATAAATAGAATGGAGGGATTTGATTTAATGTTAGAAGCAATCAAACAAGGTAATTATGATGCTTATAGAAAAGGATCTTTAGACCCACAGTCTTATAAGGCTTCAAAAGGACTAGGAAGAAGAATATCACAATATATTAATTTAAAATAATGGCTGAAGAAGATAAATTTGGATTTAGAGGATTCTTTGGTGAAGAGGCTATTAAGCCTGATGTTCCTTCCCCAGAAGAAGCAATAGGGCAGTATGACGAGCAGATGACAAAGAAAACAATGTCTTTTGATGATTTATTGTCTGGCGTTAATATGAAGCCACAATTAGATCCAGCTACTGAAAGTTATTATAGGGGTGCTGCTGCTGCCGACATACAAGATGATACTTTTGCTGCTTCAGACAGAATTAGATTTGGTGATGCTCCACAACAACAGTTTATGGACCCAGCAGCCTTAATTAGTTCGCCAGGACAAAATGTAGCTAGAGGGTTAGCTGCAGGTGTAGGAGATTTAGCCGTAGGAACAGGTGACGCGTTGAATTATGTAAACGCAAGATTATTTCCTAAAGAAACCGACGGGACCACACCAATGGGCGACTATTTTAAAAAAATAGGTACAGAGTTACAGCAAGAAAATTTAGTTGTATTATCTGAAGATTTAAAAGATTTTAATTGGGATGATTTATTCAAACCTGAATTTTGGACATCAAAAGCCTCTAGGCTAGCACCCTACTCTGCTTCGTTCGTAATACCTTATACTGCAGGTACAAGATTTGGTAACTTAATACTAAAAGGAGCTTTTAAGTATGGACAAGGCACACTTAGAGGTTTGCAAACATCTGGCACATTAGGCACGATGAGTAAAGGGGCTACTTTATTAAAAGCAGGTAAAAAAGGAAAAAAGGGAAGCGGAGCACTACAGTATTTAGGAGTAGACGCAGGAAAAAAAGGTATAGCGCCAACAAAATTAGCAAGAAACGTATCTGGTTTTATAGGTGGAGGTATTACAGCAAACCGTGCAGAAGGATTATATTTGGCTGGTGAAACGTATCAAGAAATGATAAACGATATAGATGAAGACACAGGTCAGCCACGTTTCACGCCTGAAGAAGCAGCGCAATCAGCTGCAGGCGTAATAAAAGATAATTTTTATTATGCTGGTGTAGACGCGCTTCAATATGGAATATTATTTGGAGGCGCTGGTAGAGGTCTAATGGGAAGAATATTAAGAGCGCCTGTAACAAAAACAAATATTAAAAATGCGTCTAGGCCGCTTGTAAGTTCTTTATTAAGAAAAGCAGCTCCGAATCTGACTGCCGTGGGGGCTTATGCTGGTGTGGAAGGTGTTACAGAAGGTGTACAAGAGGTTTATCAAGAGTGGATAAAATACAAAGCAATAGAAGAGGCAAAAGGAAAAGACTACAAAACAATGACCCAATGGGTGAAGAATGCTGATGGAATCAAGCCTGAAATAAGAGATATATTTTGGTCTTCTGTTGGTATGGGTGGAGCCGCAGGTGGTATAAGAGGATACTTTGATGGAGTTGCAGAGAGGCAAGCAATGTTAGACAAAAAAAATGACGGCTATACTAACGCTATAGACATGATAAAAGAAGCTGCAGCCAATCAAAACGCAGATCAAAGAATGGTAATGCAGAACGCTGTGGACAACTTATTAGCAAACGAAATATGGTTTTATGAAGGCGATGGCTCTGTAGCTATGTCTATAGTAGATAATCTTGTATCTGATGGTAAAATATCAGAGGAAAACGGTCTAGAATACAAAACAAAAATAGAACAAGCAGAAAAAAATTATGAGAAACATCATGTCAATTCAACCTTAACACAGGCAGGAGCAGAGCAAGCTTTTTACATAGAAATGAGAAAATCTCGTAAAGAAGGTGAGATAGCTGACGAAATAGAGCAGCACGAAGAAAGGATGCAAAATCAGAAAAACATAATTAAATCAGATAAAACAAAGTTAGATAAAAAATTAGCTTTACTAGAAGATGAACATAACAAAACACTAGAACGATTACAAAACGAACTTAAGGCAGAAGAGTTAAGATTAGAAAACCTATACACAGCAGAAATAGACAAAGCTCCAACTGCAAAAGCAACAGGTCAAAGAGATAAAAGGTTTAAAGAAAAAGGTTTGAAAAAAGGAGACTTTGAAGCTTTTACACAAGAAGGGGCAAAACAAAAAGAAACTAGAGAAGCAGCAGAGGTTGAAGCCAAAGCTCAAGAAGAAGCTGCAAAACCAAAACCAACTATAACAGAAAGGGTAACAGAAGTAGGAACAAAAGCCCTTCAAGCAGCCAAAGATTTAGGAACAGCTGCAGTGGCAGGAGTTAAAGGGGTGGTAGACAGAGTAAGAAAGCCTGCCGAAGCGCCAGCAAAAACAATAGAAGACGTAAACAATATAGCAAATATAACAAGTACGGCAAAAGAAAAATTAGTTCAAGCGGTAGAAAATGAAGAGCTAACACCAGAGCAAGCAACAAACATAAAAGGATCGGGCAGAGGTGGCACTATTAACACAAGGGATGTCAATACGGCAATCAGAAAAGCAAAAGCAGAAAAAACAGAAACGTCTCAAGAAGACGTAAAAAAAAAAGAACAGCCCAGAGTAGTTCCTAAAACTAAGTCGTATAAATCAACCGAAGAATCTTTAGAAAAAGGCCCTAGAGTATTAAGCAAACCAAGCGTAGAAAAGGGTCAGGGTGCGAACTACACAGTCAAAACAGAAGACGGTGAAACAATAAGATATAGAGACTTTGAAGGCAAATCAGATAAATACATTTTTGAAGACAATGTTAACGTTCAATTAAAACTTAAAAAACCAGTAGCTGGTCAAGAAAATGTGGTAGAAGAAAACGGTAAGCTGTTTTTTGAATTTAACGACTTATTATACGAAAGCGAAATAGAGGTTGTAATAAATGACGAGGTGGTAGGTAAGCTTGCTCAAAGAGATTTTAAGGCAGAAAAGACCACAGTAAAAGCCAAGAAAAAAGACCAACGTAAAATTGATCAAATAGTAAAAGGCATAAAAGATACAAAAAACAATATACTAAAATATTTTACAAAAACACAAAAAGAATTAGACGGGTTTGAACCTACTCAATTAAACATAAGTCCAGAATATCAATATGGTTCTGGTGTTATAATGTCTTCTTATATAAGAGAGATTGTAAACAAAAAGTTTCCAGGAGCAAAAGGGGTATTAGTGTACAACAAATTATTTGATGATTATGGTCAGGAGGCAACTTCGTTGGCTATTGGATCTACTGTATTTATAAACGCAGATTCTGTACTCCAAGGCGACATTGTACATGAGGCAGGGCACATATATTATGGAATGATGGAGGATACTCCATTAATGAAAAGAATAAAAAAACTTTTACCCAAAACTAGTTTATATAATAGGACCAAGCAAGATTATCCAGAATTGATATTATTAAAATATAAAAACAAAACTTTAACATTAGGTGAGTTTTATAGAAATATTATCAATAACAGTGATATAAATTCAGACAATGATTTAGTTAGTATAGCTAACAATATCAGTCAAGCAATAAAAATAAAAGACAATGCTAAAATAAACGATTTGTTTTTATCTTTAAGAACACAACTAAAAGCAAAAGGAGCAAAAGATATAAAAGATAGTCAACAAAAACATATATTAGAAGAGACTTTTACAAGAACATTAGAGGCGTATAGTAATGGTAATCCTGACACAGTTATAGAAGGTAGTGCTGCACAAAAGAAGTTAGAACAAGATTTAATAAGCTTTTATAAAGAAGTAAAAGGTATAACTAATGACGAAGACGCTAGAGAGATATTAAATTTATCTGTAAAAGATATAGCTAGCCTAGATTTAGAAAACGCTATTAAAGCAGTGTTGCTAAACTTTAGATCAGAAAGAAGCACTATGCCTAAAATGAGAAATTCTGCATACGGAGCAATCAGTAGGGCGTCAAAAAAACAATTAGTTAAAAACTCATCTTTTTCAGCAGTTTCTTTTTACATATCTGAAAATATAGGAGAAGGTAGGAATGCAGATCAGGTCACAGATTTAGTAATGAAATCTATAGCAGATGATTCTAACTTAACTGTCCAGGATGCAGATATAGAAAGCATAAGAGCAGGTGTAAAGGCAGCTATACTACAAACTACAAGACCGCAAGATATAGCAAAGGCTGATTCTGTTTTAGATAAAGACTTGAAAGCAATAGGCGTAGACTTAAGAAAAAAAGAAGACGTAGAGGGCGAGTCGGAAATACAAAACGATATTAACAACATAGAAGAAAAAGATATAGGCCTGCCTAGCACAACGTCTTTGTTTGTTAGAAAGATAGTAGAGGTGTACAATAATGGTGTTGAAGAAAACGGAAGAATAGATGCAAAAAAAGTTTTAGCACCGCTAATGCAGTTAGCAAAACAAACAAAAGAAAACCCATTTGACTTTCCGCAAGAAGTAAGAAAATCTAAAAACGACGCAGTACTAGCTGTGGTCAATATATTAGATAGAGTATATGGTGGGGATCAAGTGTTAACAAACGCAAAGTTATTAGAAATAAAAAGTTCTTTAGAGGGAATAACTATAGAAACTTTAGCGCATAACGTGTTGACAATATCAAATGAAAAAGATAGATTTTGGACTAGATACGAAAGCACAAATGTTACTGTAGAGAAAATGGTAGTAGATAATATAGTATCTTCTTTAGAAAATAATCAAGAAATATCTGATCAAGTAAAAGAAGTTTATGACAGTTTCTTTAAAAAGAAAAACTTTAGCGATACTGCTAAATACAAAGCCGCTAGGACTGTGTTTGAAAGATTGTTATCAGCAAGCAGTAAAAAAGAATTGATAAACATAGATGCTATGTTAAATCAAACAATGATATATAAAGGTAAAAGACAGTCAGTTCCTAATATACTTTTTGATCATAAGATAAATAAGTTTGGAAATCCAGCACTAGACAACGTTATAATGATGGTGCATCGTGGAGTTGAAAAAGGCTTTGAAGACAACTTTGGTGAGAAAAAAGTTTTAGGTACTTTTTATGGAAAACAAAGAGATATTAGAACCATACTAAATCATGGTGTAATAATGTCTAGAGCGTCAAATTATTTATCTATGGTTAACGATGTAGATATGGACGGTGTTAGTATATTTAATAAAGAAAACGGGTTAAGAAATAGAGCTGATAATGTAGAGCGTATATTTAACGAAGGTGTAGAGCTAGATAAGAACGATATTATGCATCAGGACAACAATATATATAGCGCTATGGCTTTGAAAAACAGTAACACAGAAGGTAAGAAAACTTTTAACTTTACTGTACATTCAGGCCTTATGAGGCGTTTTGTAGAAAAAGCCAGTGGACTACAAAACAAAGACCATAGAACTAGAAAGTTTACTGATGTTAATTTTAACGAATTAACTATAACAGACTTTTTTATATTTCTTAAAAACTACAATCAGGGTATAAAAGATAATTTACCTGTTATCAGATACCCGCAACCTATTGCTGTGTTTGCTGATAAAAGTAGAAGGTATTATGTAGAAAGCATAGCGGCACACAATCCTAAAATTACAAAACTTATATTGTCTAAGATAGAAAACAACCCTGCTTATCGTAATAAAGATGTGTATAAAAAGAGTAAAAAATTAGTATTTCCATATACTATAAAAAACGGTAAGATAGCTGAAATAAAAGAAATTAGTAAAAGATTTACTGACTATCTAAAGTTGAATAAAGATTTAATAGTTAACAATAGAGATATTAAAAACTATCAAGATGGAGCGGTAGAGGCTTTCTTAACTTCATATATAGCAAATAAGTTTATGGCACAACAATTATTTGTGCATGATCACAGGCAGTCAAACAGCGAGATAGATTATATAAAGCGTGCTGCTGGAGCTATCGCTAGTCATACTGTCTTTGATAGAAACACTACGGTAGAGTTTGTTGTTACTAACGATTATTATGAAACAAAAGACGGAGAAATATATACAGAAAAAGAAGCAGAAGAAACTTTAGGTAAAGATAAATGGGAGGATGAAACAGCTATAGAAAATGATGCTATGGGATATGTCTTACCAGAGGAAGCTGAGATGATTAGAAGAAAATACGGAACAACACAAAAAGTTGGAAATGTATTTAAATTTGTATACCATTATACACAACTTGAGGGTTCGTTAAAAGGCAGAACTACATACATGAAGTTTGCAGTACACACCTTAACTCCTGAAATAGAAGCGCTTAGTCCATACTTTAAAAACATTGCAGAAGTATTAAGAACAAGAAGAAGTCAAATAAAAGATGACGGAAGCAAAGGTGGTTTAGTCATAGCTGCAAGTCAGTCTGCTGCTAAATTATATTCGGGAGGTGACGAGGTTATACATGACATAAAAGATGGTTTTGACATGGATAAAATTATGGCTGCCCAAGACAAGCTTTACAGGGGTGATGGTAAGTATATAGGTTTGTCTGGTGAAGGCTTAGGTATACAGTTGGAGTTAGACAAAGAAACAGACGAAAGGTTTTTTCCTTCACAATTGTTTTACAACTTAGTTACTAATCTTTCTACAGAAGATCAGGCTATTGCAGCTGGTATGCTTGAAAAGCGTAAGACCGTTATGGAAGAAAACAAAACCCAAAGAAGTGGAGCTCTGATTGCTAACGACTCTTCTACTGAGGCTGATGTAATAAAAGAAAGAGACTCTTTTAAATCATCTGTATCTTCTGAAGTGTATGACGTATTAGTAGACAATACTTTTGATAAATTAGATCCAAGATACCCATATCTTAACGCAATATATAATTCAGTAGCTATAGGTAGAATAACACACAAGGGTACAAAAATGTATACTAAAGGCTCCATAGCTTATCAATCCGCTAGCTTAGGTGTAGGTCTTAAGTTTTATCAAAAAGGGTTGTACACAGGGCCTGCAATAGAAGGCATAAGTAACGAAAATATAGTAGCTTCTGAGGCTATTATTCCAGGCTATATGCAAGACCAGGGCGTAAAAGTAGGAGATTTGTTTATTGGAACAAGAGTTCCTGCGCATGGTAAAGTTAGTAGCGCGGTATTTATTGTAAAAGGATTTCATAAAAAAATTGGAGACACTCCTACATCAAACATAACAATACCTTCTTGGGTAAGTAAATACTGGGGGGCAGATTTAGACGGAGATAGTGTGCATATGAATTTCAAATACACACAACAAGAAGTACAAGAAAAGTCTTGGAGAAAACTATCTAATGAATTTTTTGATTCTTACGTTGCTTTGGTAAGTAAAAAAGAAAAACAAGGAGAAATACAAAATAGCATAAATTTTG